CTGCTGCGCTGGCCTGTTCAGTGGCTTCGCCAGCCTTCGTTGTGGCTGTTGAAGCAGACGATGCGGCACTTTCTGCCGATTTTCCGGCGGCGGTGGCACTGGCTGAGGCCTGCCCGGCACTTGTTGACGCGGCACTGGCAGACGACGCAGCCGCTGTTTTTGAGCCTGCCGCAGCCGAGGCACTCTGTCCCGCTGCCGTTTCAGAAGACCTGGCGTTCGTCTCGGACGTTTTTGCCGCCTTCGCGGAATTGCCTGCCGCTGTTGCCGAGGAGGCTGCACTACTGGCGCTCGAGGCTGCGCTCGTTTCTGATGATTTTGCCGCCTCTTTTGAAGCCGACGCATCTCTGGCTGAGGTGGCAGCTTCTGACGCTTTCGTGGTCGCGGTGGATGCAGAAGTGGCTGCAGATTTTTGTGACGCTGCAGCATTCGTTTCAGATTTTTTCGCAGCAGTTGCACTCGCACTTGCGGCACTTTGTGAGGATGCCGCAGCGGATGCACTTTGAGACGCTTGAGAGGCTTTTTCTCCAGCGGTATTGGCGCTTTCTGCCGCTGCGGCAGCACTGGCCGCCGCCTCACGAGCTTTGTCGCCAGCGGCATCAATCGCGTCAGTGTTATTTTTATACCACTCAACGTTTTCGTTGTGCTCGTTGACGATCTGCATCAGCGGCTTAACGGCCACTTCTGTACCGTCTTCACGCTCGATTGTCACCTCATCCAGCGCAGTCAACCAACTGCGCATAGACTTGGAATCAGCCGACATACGCGACATTAGCGCAGTAAAGCGCGCGCTAAACTGTGTTAAGTCGCCTTCATAGGTCGTAATGATTCGGCACGGAACTTCAGACTGAGTTTCGCCGGTATAAGGTTCTGAGAGAACAATATTCGTATCGCTTATTACGCGCTTGATCTCATACAGCTTATTGTCGGGGCCAATGACGATCATCCCCGGCAACACACCATTAGCTGTTACGTTCCAGGCTGTCCCTGCCCCAACCAGAGTATTGCTACCCTGTGTAAATGTGATAGTACCTTCCCTGTACCACATGTTGAATATGCTCCTTGATTTGGCGGGTTATCCTTGCCCGCCATTAAGTAATTACTTACCTATTTTTACCGATATAAAATTTTTTTTCCACCATCACAGACGGCCAATTCTTACTCGTAGGACGTTGTTATCGTCATAAACGTCAATCCGCTGACCATTTATAACCAATCGCCCATTGCCGCCGCTATTACCGTTGATCTCAAGCGTTCCATTTTTGCCGAACCGCCATCCAGATCTACCGCTAACAAAATTGGTAGATTGCAGATCGCCTACTTTTGCATTGGTGATTGTGCCATCCTTGATATACGCTCCATTCATATAGGCGATACTGTTTTCGATAACAAATGGCGTTGTGATCTTCCCGTTAACAGAGTTGACCAAACCAAACCTGTCCGCCTGAACCAAAAACTGAGATAGCCCAGTGGTGTCAATACCAAGCGCAATACCGGCAACATACTTCTGCCCTCCGCTCGTTGAAGTCTCCATTTTCAACGTCCACGCGGTTGATACTTTTTTGTTGGTATCAGCAATAGCTGTTGCCTGCTGTTGAATTGTCGCGGTATTTCCATCCACCTCTGCTTTCAGAGTATCGATTCGCCCACTCAGAGCATTATCTGCCTGCGTTCTCGCTGTCGTTTCAGTTGTTACCGCCGCGGAAATGTTGGCTGCCGTTTGAGACTCTAAGTTTGTGATTTGAGTCGCCAATGCAGCATCTTGCTCTGTACGCGTTTTCGTTTCGGTTGCTACAGCCGCTTTAATATCCTCTTTGTATTGAGAGGTCAGCTTGGTGATCTGAGACGACAACGCCGAGTCAGCATCAGTTCGAGCCTGCGTTTCAACTGCAACGGCCGCACTAATATCTTTCGCTGTCTGTGCTTTTAAACTTGAAACCTCTTTTGTTAAAGCGGTATCACCATCTGCACGAGCCGTTGTTTCTCTGGCAAGAGACGCCTCGAGATCATTAGCTTTTGCTGTAAGAGACGTAATCTGGGTAGACAATGCACTATCGGCATCAGTCCTTGCTTTTGTCTCTACAGCAACCGCTGCGGCAATATCAGTTCCGGTTTGTGCTCGCAGGCTGTTAATTTCTCGTGAGAGCGCCTGGTCAGCACTTGCTCTGGCCTCCTGCTCCTGAGTGATGGCAGCGGATATATCACCGTCAACCTTTGACTGAAGCTGGTTTATTTGTTTGGCTAACGCAGAGTCCCCGCTTGCTCGGGCCTCCTGCTCACTACGTATTGCAGCAGAAATATCATCATCAACCTTTGCCTGAAGTTGGGTGATCTGGCTTGCCAGAGCCGAATCTTCCGTTGCTCGGGCTTCTTGTTCTTCCTTAATAGCTGCGACGATATCGTTGCTTACTTTCGACTCAAGCTGAGTGATCTGTGTCGTCAGAGCTTCATCGGCAGATGTACGAGCCTCCTGCTCTGTACTAATCGCCGCGCTGATATCTCCTTCAAACTTAGATTGCAGCTGAGTGACACGCTTTGCCAACGCTTCATCGCCATCGGCACGAGCGGTGGACTCTTCCAGAATACTGGCCTTAATGTCTTCGCCAATTTCTACGCGAATTTCCTCAACCTTCGTGGCCATTGCAGACATATCATCAGCAAAGGTTTTCTGTGTTGTTGCGATCTTCGCGTTATTGACCATCTGCTTGTGCTGGTCTTCATCTTGACGAAGAGCCAGGTCAATATTTGTTTTGGCTAACGCCTCAATGTTCGTAGTCAGTTCTGCACTGGCACGATCGACCTCTGCAACCGTCTTTTTCATTTCTTCAACGGCAGCGGAGCTTTCCTCTACCGTTGACTGCAACACTTCCAGTTGTTTAGCGTTTGCAGCATCGCCTTCAACACGAGCCTCGCTTTCCTTAGCAATAAGAGCCGCCGCTTCATCTCTTGCAGCCTTTATTGCCTCGACTGTATTAGCGAGAGCTTTATCGTGTTCAGATACGGTGTTTTCGATTTCAACAATTGCAGCATCAGTAGCATCAATTTTTTCAAACGCTTCATTGACCTTGTCAATCGTTGCCGAAACCTCACCTTTAAGCTCGGTTTGTGCGTTCTCCAAAGCATCGCTACGCTCGTTGAATTTTATTTCAAAATCCGCGAGGTTATCGCTGAACTGCTTATCTAATTCAGCTATATCTTCCTTAACGTCGTTTACCGCCCCCTCCAAAGATTCGACGCTCTGGTTGATATGCTCATTTAACTCGTCAACTGCTTCTTGAGAGGCTTTGCTGTTGATGTCCTCAAGCAGAGCCTGACCAAGCTCGGAAGATGTAATTTTGCCAGTCAGGAACGACAGTACATCGCGAGTTGTCGCCTCTGTACCCAAGTTTGAGTTCGGAGGACTTAACATACCTCGCTTGTTCGATGCTCGAACCCAGTAATACCACGTTTCGCTATCCCCAAGACCAGCATGTGTAAAGGTGGTGCTTGCAGACTCTGCGATCAGTTTCGCCGTATCCAGATTGTTGGTCTGGGATGCGTAAACATTAATGTGATCAAGGTCTACCGAATCTGGATTAACCCAATTCAGTATCACATTACGATAGTCTCCAACGGCCGTTAATGACGTTGGGGAATCCGGCGGTGTCATTGTGCCCAACACCTGATAAACGGCACTGATAATCTCTGTTTTTTTACCGTTGAATGAAACCGCATACAGCTGGAAGTCGTAGCGTCCATTCTCCGCGACATTAACGATTTCGTATTGCTCTTCGGTTACACGCGCCGATTGCCAGTTCGATACATTGTTTTCATCAGAACGTCGCCAACTGATCCAATACTCTGGAGATTTCCCTTCCCATGTTGCAGTCAGTTTTACTGACAGGTTGCCCGGGCTTGAGAGATAAGTCCCTTCAGTGATTTGCAAATTAGATGGCTTGGAGTAAGTTGGGTCCAATACCGTCGTATTCTGCGGAATCAGCGTTGCACCATTGTCGATTGCCTCATATTTAGACGGATTGTTCTCAACAGCGGTGATGTCAAAGCTACCCGGCGTTTCCCCCTGCGCGATGTTAACGATGCGAACGCGCATAGGTTCGAGGTCTGGTTCTGTAATAGTCCAGACGCCGTTCAAAACAGGCGTTTCAGCCGAAGACAGGTCTTTTGAAAACGTAACTTTTGTTATATTTTCGCCAGTTTCAAGAACATCGCGTTCAACGATTTTGCCTTCCTGATTCAGTATTCGAATAAAGCAGCCGCCTTTGGCTAACGACACAGGCGCATCGAGTGTGACGCTGTTTTTGGTAAACGCCACAATTCGACCTGAGTTACGTTTGCCTGCGCGATATTTGTTCTGAATCAGAACGGTTTCACCAGGCATCAGAAATGACGCGTCTAAGCCGGCAGTAAATGTAATTACATCCGACTCCATTCTGGCGGTATATAAAAGCCACAAACCAACTCGGTGAGCCTGCCCTCGGCTTGTACAGCCAAATGCTACGACTTCTGTTTTACGCTCACCATAACGGCGCATTGCGTCCTGATCTTCGACGTACTCGATGTTTTGCTTATAACCGTCCTCCTTGTTGTTGTAGGTTACGAGCGCAACGGATGGGCGATCTTTACGCGCAGAACCTTTATAGGTAAACAATCCATCTTTGACGTTAGAGTTGGTAAACATCATTACCGGATCTGATGGGCTATCCTGCATGATGTTGACCATCCCACCAGCCCAAAACACCATGCCGCGGAATGCTCCGGCAATATCCTGAATTAGCCGGTATGCGTCCTGTCGACTGGTGATCTGCGTATTGATTGCAAAGCGTTTCTCTTTGCCACCAAAGCCATCATCGACCTCTTCGTCACAATATCGACCAATCTGGTACAACTGGCCAAGGTCAATCATAGATTCCGACACATACTGACCAAGGCCATATCGAGCATTGGTCAGCAAATCAAAGAGAATCCACGCGGGGTTTGAAGAAGACAACAGCTTAAAAGTGCCATCCCATACACCATCATAAGTGTTGCTGGCCTCGTTGTAGTTTGACGGCACGCGAATTTTTAATCCACGTACCAAATACGAACGAGATGGCATGGTGCTACCAAACTGCTCAGAATTAACCTTCAGACCCACCAGCACAGAGTTTGGGTAGTTCATCGGTGTATCTACAATCTCACCTATTGAGTCCACCCATGTATCGTTATAGAGATACTGGCTGCTGTTATCATCGGTAATACGGACCACACGAACCTTGTATGCTCGTCCAGGCTTAGGCAGCTTCAGCTCATAGCTACGGTAATAAACGCCGGTCTTCTTTGCTGTTAGCTTAATGCCAACGCTTTTTTCACCTTCAGCGACCACATCTACAAATGTTGAGTCGCCATTTGCTATCTGGAACTTGTACTCAACAGTCGTACCGTTCGTGTCACCAGTTTTTTTATCTATGCTTCGCAAAGAAGGAAACTTCATGATGACACGAACCCGATCAGCTTCATCGTTATCGATTGAAACCGTTACATAATGTGTTTTTTTTAACTGGATATTGACGGATTTAGGCGTTTCAACGAAATCAAAGCCAGACATTGGAGTCTGGTCTTGTGAACCGTCGCGAAAATCCCATGTGATTCCGCTGAAGTTGGAGGAACCGTCTTCATTTACAATCGGCAGATCGTCGATAAAAATAGATCTTGCGCCATTTACTAAGCCGCCAATTACCCCTTCCCCAAGAAGATCGAGGATAGCGGCCATTGCACGAGAATTTACGGTATCGTCGGCTTCAACCGGTGTACGGCTGGAGCTTTTGCTGCTTTTTTTACCACCCGCACCGGCAATAAACAGCGGTAGCTTTTTCTTCTTGAACTGTTCCATGTTCAAAAAATCCTTGTTTACATTAGCTGGTCAATCGTGATTGAAGAACTCACAACCTGTGAGCCAACCAGAATTTCCTCGCCATAGATAAGTTGTACTGGGTTGCCCTGGTTTTCTGTATTTTGAGGGCCGTCGAAATAATAAGAGTTCGAGTTATCTGCCTGTCTCACACTTTCGTTAGTGGCTTGCGGCGATATGATTTGTGATATGCCGCCCATCATCAGTGACAAACCGAGAGGTGCTAAAGCAGGCATCACTACCGCCGATACAACCAACAAAGCGGCCCCTACTACCGTCTGAAACCACCCAAAAGCAGATCCACCGCTTCCTCGCGGAACAGGTGTAATGCGGATTTTGGCAATGTTGTCAGACTGCCCCATCATCTGATATTCACTTTCGTCAACAGACCACTTGTGGCCCTGTTTATTGGTGATCTGGATGTGGTAACGGTCATAGGTTTTTATATTGCGCTTCATCCATGCTTTAAACCCAGGCTTGTTGGCCTCAATTAAATCCAGAGCCTGTTTTGTATTGCGCACCTTTAGATGCCAGTGGCGGCCAAAATGTTTGGCCATAGGGCCGCCAAGCTGCACATGAACTAACTCAGACACGTCTCATCTCCCTTGAGCAAGTCTCTGTGACGCAAGTGATGCGTCGTATGTTTCTGATACATTCCGCCGTAATAAGCACGACAACTAAGACGGTCGATCTGGTGATGAAGAATCATTCCATCGCCGATATAAACCGCGCAGTGATCTGGCATTTTCCCGTATTGAATAAAGAAGACGTCCCCACGTTGAGGCTCTGTTCCAGGCGCAAGCCGTACCAATCCCTCGTTTCGGTAGTTCTGGTCGAGAATGTCGTTATCGCCGGTGTACCACGATGGAATATGCAGGTGTGCGTTCGGGTTAAGCTCGACGTTAAACTCACGCTTCAAATAGTCCCGACACAACATCCAGCAATCGAATACGCCAAATACATACGGTCTACCCAGGTATGGCATTTCGAAACCATCAGGTGTGATCACATTCATCTCGCTAAAATGGAAAGGGGCATCTCCCTCAACATTCTTGCGAATAGCCAGAATCATCCACGGAACTTCCGTCGCTTCACAGCCTGCACGATCGGCATCAGATGCTTCTGCTGATTCATCAGTATGTGAATGCCAGATTGCGATTACGTCACCTGCATCCTCCGCCGCCATAATGTCGTCAACGTGCATTACAAAAGTGTTCTGCGGGTTCTCCGAAACATTTCGCGCTTCCATAAAGCGATATTTGTCGCCATTAGTTCTCACCAGAAAGCCACACGCTTCATTAGGGTAGCGATTTATGGCGCAGAGATAGATTTGCTGCATAACATCAGAGCCAAGCTCAGGGATTGCTTTATTACCCATATCGCGTAGCTCCAATAAACCCGCCAAAATGGATCACTCCGTTGGCAAAATAATTCCGACGCGCATTACAGGCGTCATAACGTTTTGTGCAGTAATCAGCACCAGACATAGACGTCTGCTGGTTATTTTTGTCGAAATATGGACCGGTATAGCCGCATTCTGGCCCTCGGTATTTCCACGGGCAGGTGTTTTTAATGATCTGACGATACGGCAGTTGCACCCCCATCAAATCGAACACACTGGACAATTCAAACTCGACAACCTGATGAGTTTCGAGAGTTTTCTGTTCGATAAACCACATTTCATCCGGGAAATGTTGGTTTGGATCTGCTGTTGGGTTGCCGTCTTTAAAATTAACGGCATCGAGGAAGCGAGCCAGCGTCATCTTGCGAATAATGCGGCAGCCAACAAGATCGTCGTTCGCCTGAACTTCCGCAGAGACGGTTCCGGCAAAGTTCGATACCTGAATTTTTGGACGTGGCAACGTTCCCTGGCCAGTTTTGTCAAAGCCTGATGCTTTGATTGGCCACGGCTCGTATGTCACTCCTTGCCAGACGACAGGTTGCATCAGTTCGTTTGTTCCGGCGTGGAAGAATAACTTCCCCCCTGAAGTTGTGTTCGACATATCCAGTACGAACAACTCAATGAGTGCAGAGGGAGATAAGCTCTGAATATCAGCTTTAATTCCCATTGTTTCATCCTTGAAATAAGTAGGCGCTAACATCCTGTCAGCGCCACAATGATAGTAAATTAGTACTTACTTATCCAGATACTTAAGCCTCAAATACTTGTCTGAATGTAGCAGTTAAGACACAGTACCCCTGATATCGCTTGACCGTATGACTGTCACATACAACTACAATCCGTTTTCCTCTTGGATTAACCCAATAGAACGACTCAACGCCTGCTCGCTCAGTCAGGAAGTCATCGATTGCATTAATTTCGTTGTATGATCTGGTAAAGGTTAACGACCATTCTTCTTTAATACGATTAAGACCTTGAGCCTGTCGCTGCTCGTAGTCATCACCAAAATTAAGTACCGTTACATTCGGTTTTACGCTCTTTTCAGATTCGTAATCTGGATACCAATTAAACGTTTGTCTTTCCATCTCACATCCTTGTGAGACTGCCCCGGTCGGGGCAGTCGATAGTTAGTTACGTTGAGTGTTTGGGTTGAGTGATCCGCCAGGGCGTTTCTCTTGAGCGATAGTCTCAAGCGCGATTGCTTTCATCCGTTGAGCGGCATTGTTCCATATGCTTTCTGTATCGCCGGATTCAGTTGTGCTACCGTCACTATGGACGTTGATCTCAATTGATACCGGAGAAAGAACATTTCCTCCTCCACTCATACCATCGGTACTGAGCGTTACAGGGATTGTTCGACCATCAGGCAATGGAACATACGCCTCATTCATATCGCCTTCCCCAAACAACGCCAATTGAGGTGAGTTGGCGATACCGCCTTTCTGGTATGCCCGGAGCGGGATCACGCCGTCTTTTCCGAATATGCCACCATTTGCAAACTTCGGAATTGCAGGAATACCATTCGTGCCATCGGCAGCAGAACTGGTCAGATTGTTGAACCCGGAAGTTGAGCCAGAAGAACCGGACATCAATCCATCGAATCCACCGCCAGCCCAAGCTGAAACAAGACCAGATGCAACCGTTGCTCCAAAACTCAACCACTTATTACCAGAGCCGGAAGCATTAGCTCCAAGCATTGCAAACGCGGCAGACAGCGCGCCGGTAACAGAGCTGAGGTTCTGCATCGAGAAGATGGAGTCCTTCACGGCTTTTGTCTCAGCATCTTTGGCTTCGGTGCTATCAAATAGCCCCGATACCCAGCTACCAATCGCATTTGTTGCTGTGCCAATTGCGCTGGTGGTCTGCTGTGTCGTTTGCCCCAATCCAGTTACCGAACTGGACGTCTCCTTCGTGGCTTCTCCTACCGACTTGTCGCCATTAACAGTGTTGCTTATGCGCACACCTTGATTGGCAACTGCGGAAGCAACCCCGGTGAGCAAATTACCACTCTGTGAACTACCAGCTGCGGTGGTTCCCATCCCCAACATGTTCATTAGAGGCAGCGTGATCTGCGACTTCACGACCATATTGGTGATATCTTTCAAAATGGACTGAGATAGGCTGGAGAAGCTCATCTTCCCGTTAATAACGAAATCAGTCAGGACATCAGTTAAGCCACTAAACAAATCAGTCCAGGTGCTTTCGATCTGCTCTGCCAGATTTTCGTATTCCAGTGCCAACTTCTGCGTCGCAGTCCCCGTCTCTTTAATAAGCGCGGTATTGCCAGCAGCAATCAGTTGATTGATTTTCTTTGTATAAAGCGCCACAACTTTAGGATCAGACGCCTTATCACGAAGTTCTATCAACGCTTTGAGATTGCGGTTGTAGGTGTCTTCGAAATCAGCAACTTTCTCTTCGCGAGACGGCGTATAGCCAGCACTAATAATGGAATCCGCCTCCGGTGCCCAAGTGGAGATCATCTGCTCAACATTGCGGCGATTAAACATCTCGCGATATTCAGGTGTCGCATTTTTGAGGTCTTCAAGACGTTTTTTCGCCTTGTCGATCATCTCTTGAGTGATGAACTCGTTAGGAACCGCATTAGCCAAATCTGTCAGCGATTTCGTTGTATCGCGAAGAGACTGATCAAACGATACCGTAGCCTTAGAGCTTTCACCCATTTGCCCCATAAGCTGATCGGCTTTGTCCAGAGCCTTCTGGTATCCGGCTGCCAGTTTCTGTTGCGCTGCCTGTTCCTTCTTGGCCGCACGCTGCGAGGCGTTAGCTGATCGTTGGGCTGCTTTCTCGGCAGCTGCTGCATCCTGTTCACGAGCTTTAGTCAGTGCAGCAATGGCTGCGGCACGCTCTTCATCGCTCATTTTCTCCAGAGAGCTGGCGCTGGATGCTTTCTGCAAATTAAGCTGCGTCTTGAGTTGTTTAGGCCCAATAATCGGCTTACCTTCGAAGTCCATCATCGGAGTGCCGTCAGGCAAAGTACGCTGATAAGTCGCAGAATCCATCTGGTTTCGCATATATTGCGCCAACGCCTTCTGAGCAGCTTTATCAGTTGTACCTAACCCAAGAACAGTCCCCTGGTTTGACATTACGCCCTTACCAGTTTTGGCCGCGTTATCTCTCTCGAACTCTGCCTGAGTAAGTTCCTGAGCAACGGCTTCCAAATGCTCCTGATAACCACGAATACTGCCTTGCAGTTTCTGGATTTGCTCGGTATTGCCATCCTTTTTGGCTTTTTCAAGCTGATCATTAAGAGTCGCGATTTGCTTCTCGGTCGCATTCTTACGAGAAGAAAGTGAATCAACCAGTTTTTGCGCAGGCTCCAGATAGCTTTTGTTTACCGTTTCACGTAACGGTGCCAATAGCTTGTTCTTTTCGTCATCTGAAAGTGAACCGTCATCATTGATTTTCTGGATCTTATCCAGAGCCTCCTGCCGGGCTTTCACGAATGTTGCCGCGAAAATCTGGTTTTCCGCTCGAATTTTCTCAATCTGAGATTCGGCAGCCTCTTTAGCCAAACGCTTTGCTACAGCGCCGTCACCAAGAGCTATCGTGCCGGTTATCTTTTGATACTCTTCCTGATTTTTTTTCAGGCGTGCTTCGATGTCAGCCTTCGACTCTTTGTGAGTAATAACACCGGCAGAGTTAGATACGTAATTAACACCCTCACCAGTTTTTAATGCTCGTTGATCAGCAAGAATCTGCTTTTCGAGCTTTTCTGCGCGGTCGGCCATTTGTGCACGTTTGGCCGCCGTCATCGCCTCTGGTATTTTCCTAATCTCGTCAACGACCTTTGAAGTTTCGCTGCGGAGCATGGTCATGTACGTGATTAGGCCAGCAACAGCTACAGTGGCGACTGTAAATGCTGCCCCTATAGGGTTTGCCGCAATGAACGCCGTTAATCCAGCAAAAGCGCCTTTAAGCCCCGTAATCGCCCCACGGATGGCGAAAATAAGAGAGGGGATCGGAGCCAGCCCCATACGTGCCGCACGATTGAATCGGGTTACTGCTGTAGCGCCGAGGTTAAATGGAGTCTGTATGGCGGTCGCCATCGTGGCAAAGGTGCTAACCATCTGGCTGCCTGCGCCAACTACCCCCATGATCCCTGCTCGCATCAGTTTGAACGCAACCATCGCGGCCACGACCTTACCGAGATTAATCACCAGCTCTTGGTTCTTTGCTAACCATTGAGCAAGCTGACGCAACCCATCGATTGCCGTTGTTAACCCCGAACCTAAAGAATTGGCAAACGAAATCCCTTCGGCGCTATTCATGATTGAAGCCAGTTCTTTCATCCCCTTCGATAGAGAATCCAGATATCCGGCCTGACCAACCCGATCAGCAAATAACGTGAATGACGTCTGAAGTTGCGCCAGCGCACCTGTGTAGGTTTGCATCATGTCTTTCGCTGCGTTCTCATTCTCCGCACGCAGACCAACAAACATCAGAGACAACGCCTGTTTTGCCTCAACCGTACCGCTGGCAACGGCTTTAGTCAGTTCCCCCATAGTGATGCCTGCGGCGTCTGCCATTGCCTGCATCGCGTTAGGAACGGCTTCACCTAATTGCTGACGTAGCTCTTCCATTGACACAACGCCCTTACCGGACATCTGCTGAACGGCCACAGCCGCACGTTTCAACAGCTCACTATCACCACCAAAACGAGCAACGGAGTCCACCAGCGCCTTCAGAGAACCATCGGTTGGATCTAAGCCAGCAGAACGAAACTTCACGAAGGAATCTGTTAACGCCTGCATCGCGAACGGCGCATTTTGCGCCATGTCTACGATGTACTTCATATCATCAGCGGCAGCCTGGCCCGGGTTGGACTTCTCCTTATTCAACCCTCGAAGCATCACCCGCATACGTTCCATTTCGGCCGCAGCTTCAACAATAGGCTTCTGCCACCCAAACATGATGTCAGTAACCGTTCTGGCTGCATCTCCGATCTCGCCAAGCAGGAAAATGTTGCCACGAAGGCCAGAGAACATACCTCCTTCGTTACTTTTACCGCTATGGCCAGAAGCGCCGCTACGCCGCCCGCTACCACCATCGCCACTTCCAGATGTACGAACGCGTACCGGCTTGCTAATCAGTTGCTGACGTCCGATAACTTCGTCCATCTGCTCACGAACCTTTTTCAGTCCCTCGGCAGCCTGACTCGTTGTGACACCCCAATTACTGAGTCGCTTCGTCGTGGTATTAAGGCGCGTATTCATGCCACTCACGGACGCAGAGGCTTCTTTGACCTCCGTACCAAAGCGGCTTGCGCTTTTGCTTGCATAGGTCGCCCAATCAGAGAAATCATTTAGCTCTGATTGCACTTTACGTAATGACGCGGTGAGTTTATCTACTGAAGAAGTTGTCGTATCGACGCGCTCAATCAGGGCTTTAAGACCAGAATTGAGGCTGGTGATGTTGCCACGCATTTTACGCGTAGCATCTGAAGCAAGCTCAAAACCGGCAGCTACATCCTGTAGTTTATCTGCCGTAGAATCGAGCTTGCTTTCCAGAACGCCAATGATACGGGCGACCGAACCCAAAGAGCGTTCAAAGGTTTGGATTTTTTGAGCAGGCTTTGTTACCTGCTCACCAAATCGAGTAAGCAGTTTCCCCGCACGATCGATTGACGCTGTAAACTGTTTGTCTTCCAGCGACAGGATAAACTCTACGTTTTGTGACATTCCCTTGTCATCCTCTGCCAAATATTTGCATCAGTTGCTCTTTGGCGTCAGGGTCTGCCTTATCCTGGCTTGGATCGTAGACTTTATCTGTTACGACTGGTCTTCCAATCCTGAGTTGCAAACCCTCCATGAACGCCTTCACAGCCTCGCCATCCGCCTGGGACGCACGAGCGACTTGTAAGTTGCGGACATCCTCTTCCGCACGCAGACGGTCTATATTGCGACTGAGCATCCAGAACATCGTGAGAGGAACGTTCAGTAGCTCTAATGGCGACACGGCGTAGTGAGCAACTACACGACTGAAATAGAATCCGAGATCTATTGAGACGGTCCTTGTCCCGGATTCATCGCGGGAAATTACTTTGCCCCTTCGCCAGCCGCTTTTTCGTTTTCTTCATCAATCACTTCCATAGCGAAGGTGAAGATCTGCTGGAGTTGCGGAACAGTCAGTTTTTCAAGAACTTCGTCAGGTACTGAAGGGATAACCTTACGAACCAGATCTGCATAAGCTGTCACTTGCTCAACAGGAGACATGTTCATGAGATCTTTGCCTTCCATCTGCTTGATGGAAACGAACAGACCTACCGTCATTTCAACGATGGGATATTCCTGACCGCCAAATTTGATGCTTTTCTTCGGAGGCAGAATGGAATCGAGATCGAGTAATTTGGTCATTGGTTAAAATCCTTTTAAAAGAGAGGCTCATCCTGAGCCTCTGCTTAATTACTGATTAATCTGCGGGGTTAATCGTTACTGACTTAGTTGCCTTCTTACCACCGCTATTGCTGGTGAAGGAGATATTTGTAGAACCCTGCGCCACACCACGTACCAGACCCGTTTGATCTACCGTGGCCTTTTCCTGGTCTTCGGATTCCCAAACACCGGTTTTGTCTGCGGCATCAGCTGGAGTGATTTCGGCTGTCAGTTGCACAGTTTCTCCAGCTTTTACGGTTGGAGATTCCGGTTTGATCGACACGGTTTTTACCGGTTTAGGGCCGCTCATTTTGCCCAGAACGCCTTCATCATCCGGGTATGCACTGAACTGAACAGAGAACACACGAACATCATCAGACTGGTAGGTCATAGTGAAGTTGCCCGCGGTTGCCGCTTTCGGGATGGTCAACACATAGTCGGTGGTGTCCTGCGGAGTCAGAACCAGCTCCTTCGCCACATCAATCAGGTTAACGCCCTGTGCAGATGTGATCGTGACAGAGCTGTCATCTTCGCTCAGAGTAGAACCAGGCATCAGGTCAACCATGTTTTGGAGTACAGACTCAGCCAGAGGCGCGGTGATGGTAATGTTGCGCCCCTGAACTAATTCGGAAATTACGGTCTGCCCCAACTGATCGACGGTGACTTTCAGCGTTTCAGTGGCTACTTCAACCTGAACACCACCTTTGGTGTAACCCAAATCCACACCACCAAACGACACCTTACAGGCACCAAGTTTGATGTTTTTTACATGGGTATTAGACATTGATGGAAAACTCCTTTTTCCGTTAATTCTACGCATTCATTGCGCTAATAGTAAGTATATACTTACCAATTGAGTTAATTCAATAAATAGCCAGCAAATTCAACAGGAATGCCTGCTTCTATTAATGCCCCATCATTTTTGGGATAAATGATTGGCATCGCCATCGGTCGTACAAGTCGAAAATAAACACCACCAGATTCCGTTTCCTCTACTGGAAACATCTCAATGATTTTATTGGCTTTCTCAACCGTCGTAGTAATTGACGAACCACGCACAATGATTGTGAATGATTCGTGATAAAAGCCCTGTAGCTCATGATCGATGCTGATGCCGGTATTTGGGTTAATAAGCAGGACGCCAGATTTCACATTGGCAGGCAAGTAGTGACAGAAAATGTCAGTCCCGACCGTGCCAATCTTTGCCTTCTGCATCAAACTTGCAAACGCTTCAATAAACACATTAACCTCTTGTAAATCCGGCTTTTCTGGCAGCCTCAAGAATCGCTTCTGAGAACTGCTTCTCGCTAATTTCCACCGCTCTTTCCAGAAAGTGTGGCCCAACACGGGGTTTAACACCGGCAATTGGTGGGTTTGTCACGTTCTTCATTCGAGAAAGATAACCGAGTCGGTATTTACCCAGCTCCATGTACTTAGCATAGTCACCTACTTCTACGCCCGGATGCCCCTGACGTGGTTTTGCTCCAGACACAGAAAGCTCAATACGCAGCCCTGAATAACCTTCTTTAATCACCCTGGCAAAGATGGCTGTCTCCAGAGATCCGGTTTCCAGCGGGGCCATTGCACGGCTGAGACGCTCAACCAAACGCGCCAGCTTTTCCATGTCCCGGATAAGATATCGCTTAAATGCTTTCTGGCTGTTGTTGAGTCGATTCCCCGCACGTTTGAACTGATGCGCATCGTATTTCAGACCCATATATTCGCCCCTACTTCAAGATGCCCAGGTCTTCCTCGTAGCCCCCAGCGGCGATGAACACTGGACACCTTTAATTTTTGACCTTCAAGGATCAGCACATCATCAAGTTGTACAGCCGCTTCTAAAGGGACAACTAACACAGCATCAAACAGCTCCAGACTCGCCTTACCACGACTACCAGAGCTATCAGCACGAACTGACGATTTCTCATTACTCTGTTCGAACTTAACCACGCCGACATTCGTCTTCCTGACGAATTGTAATTGCGCCTCACCGTAAACGTTCTTTGCGCCAAAGCGGTAGATCGCAATTTCTGTTTGCCATGAAATATTCATGCTCTCTCCCTGTTGTTGTCGGTCGCTCTCATTACTGGCCAAAAACCCTTTAGACCAAAAGTAAATAATGCGACTGGCGTTACGCACGGCGAACAATCATACGGTTGTTGATGTAACTGACCAGCAAGCGCCAGGTACTGCGAGCCACATGCACGTTTGCAGCTTTACCGGTACGGTACATGTTGGTTGTTTCACCGATTGACTCTGACAAAATGCCATCCTCTCGTGCTGCGGCAACATCATTGCCATTTGCGATCTCACACGCTTCGTTGACAACGGCAAGCATCAACGCTTCTTTGAAGTAGTCAGGGAACTCTTCAAACTTCTCCTGCGTCATCTTTTCCCAATCGACTAAATCATGCCGGTACGCTCCATCTGCTCCCCACGGAATGTCATACACATTCAGCATATTTTGAGGGCGATCGTATCGGTCAAAGTCGATACGTAGAATTTTGCGGATTGAGAACGGTAAAGTTTTAATTCGTCTGGTAGCCTCAATGAGACGCTTGCGCATTAAGCCTTCACCATCCGACAGCAAAGTGTCCCCATTCAGCATATCGATCGCCTGCATTTGAGCATCAGCGACAGTTGCAAACGACTGTTCTGGTATCGACAGTTCAAAACTATTCAGCAGAACATACATTTGCCGCTCTTCATGCGTCAGACCCGATGCAACAGCCTTCACAATGACGTACCGCAGATCTCGCTCTTTCTCAGAGAGCTGGTTATATTCAGCCGACACGACAACCGGAATCGACATTTGACCGCTGGTAATTTCTAGCGGCTCTCCATCAACGAGAATAGCCCCGGTGCTGTCCTTTACTGTGTAGGTAGCAGATTCGATATCCAGCACGTTGAAGGCAAATGAAAGGGAAACAGCTTCACCGCTACGATACGAGTCGATCTGCGCCATTACTCACCGCCTTGTGCTTTCAGGATGCCTTCAATCATCTCGACAATTCCTTTCGCTTTGACACCAACCTGATTACCAATCACACGTAGACCGGCAATACCTTCATTGTCTGCAATTGACTCCAACTCTTCTCGTGTGAAAGTCTGGATCTGTTTGGCCGGTTCATCTGGTGTCCCACGTTTCATTGGCACAATGTCAGGTGCTGCTGGCTCGGTAATCAGGTCTGCGGTCAATTCACCACGATCACTGTATGCGGCAGACGGAGAAACATTTTTGCCCTCTACTGTTGACGCTCGCATTGAAGCACAAATCCTCTGCTGATCGATAAAAGGCAACTCCGCTACGGATACCCCGTTCTCGAACTGAACGCCACACAGCATTCCCGAATAACCGGAAAATTGCGGTTCTAATAAAACAATTTTTGCTGGTTTCATAACGCTTTCTCTCTACATGGGCGGCTTTCGCCGCCCAATATTGATTATTCCTGTGCAGCAGTGACTTCTACGGTCGCTGTCGCTTTGTGGCTACCATCTTGGGTAGTAACCTCGATTGTGGCAGTACCAGCCGCAACGCCAGTTACAACACCGGTTTCGCTATCCACCGTTGCAAACTCGGTATTTTTGGATTCCCAAGTAACGGTTTTATTTGTTGCTCCTGCCGGCTCGACATTTGCGGTCAGCTGAACAGTTTTGTTTGCCTCAACGGTTGTGCTATTTGGGTCGATTTCGACGCCGGTAACAGCCACAACAGGCGCAGTTACTTCCACCGTTGCAGTTGCCTTTTTGCTGCCATCTTGGGAAACGATCTCAATCGTCGCAGTGCCAACTTCTACACCAGTAACGTTCCCGCTCTGGTCTACCGTTGCCTTATCTTCATTTTTTGAAGACCAGGTAACAGCCTTATTCGTCGCATTTGACGGCTGAACATTCGCTTTCAGACTGACTGATTTCCCTTTCTCAACAGAGGTTGAGTCTGGCGTTACCGTTACGGATTGAACGGCTACCGGATTTACGGTGACTTCCACTGACGCGGAAAGCTGGGTTTCCTGATCAGTTGCGGTAATTTTCACTTTGCCTGGTGCTACGCCAGTTACTAATCCAGTGCCGTTGACGGTTGCAATTTGATCATTCGCTGACTTCCAGGTGAATGAACTGGCACTCTTACCCATACTAATACCTGCACTAAGTTGAACAGTTTTCCCAACCAAAACTGACGGTGAAGCCGGGGTTATGTTTACGGATTGGGAGAGGGGAACCGCCTGCAAACAAGCAGATAGCTGACTTTGTTGTCGCTCGGTTAAAGGTTCATCGGAGATAGAATTGGTAAATCCGGCACGGCACATATGCCCCGTAAAATCCGAAAATGTCTCTTCCGTAATCTTCATCTTTTGTTCTGGCATTTCTCGCTCCTACAAAAAGGGTGGGCGTATAGCCCACCCTTTAACATAGATAATTACTTATCTACTTCACTGATTAAATTTTTACATTGGTCAGTGCAGCGATAGCCTTATCGTGCTTATTCGCCAGAGAGCAGTACCACTTCACACGGGTACGTACTGCGTCTTTGTTCTGTACAGTACCAATGTTTTCAACAACGATACCTGCGTTGTCGCCGCCATACAGACCAGTAACGCCGTTCTCTTCTGACAGATGCAGGCAGTAGATGCTTGCTTTGCCAGAATCGGTCGGGATGAAGTCGTTGATGATGAACGGAACGCCGTTATGACACAGCATCGGACGACCGAAGTTCTCCATCATGATTTCAGACGGACCTACGTTTACTGTACGCAGCAGCGCACGGTAAGCACGCAGGTGCTCTGAACGCATCATGATGCAGTCAGCACCAAGATCTTTCACCGCATCGACCAGTTCGTCGAACATAGAGAAAGTCATAGATGCACCGGCGATATCGATCTTCTGATCTGCGTGCATCAGGCGTGGAATGCCGTCGAACGCTTTGGTGTTGGAGCTGGAGTCACCCAAAATCAGGTTGCGACGGAACGCACGAGCCAGACCTTTAACTTTCTGACGAACCTGAATAGCCAACTGGTTATTGGTGTCGGCCATAGTGGTTGCCAGGAATTTATCAACGTCTACGTCACCAGCCAGAATACGCAGTTTCGCAACGCATTCTTCGAAGGTTGCTGCACCTTCAGTGATGGTGTCGTTAACGTCGATGAAGGTAGCTTCACTCAGCGTTTTTTCACGGTTGTACAGATATGCCTTTGAATTAATTTTCATAAAAGGCAGGATGGCAAACAGGTCATCGCGATCGATGATGGTTTCAATCACGCCCTGTTCAAGTTCGTTGTTAGACAGCTTTTCAGCTTCTTCACGCAGTAATGGCATCTATCAATTCCCTTTGATTTAGATGTTACTTAAGTCCAATTTTCCCCAGACCGGAGGCCAACTTATCCATAGTCGACTTGTTCTTCGGTTGGGATATTGTGTAGGTCGATTTGGAATGTGAGCCTACACCCTGCTTGGCTTCGCTACGCATCAATGCGTCAGCTTCCGGATCTGCCCGCACAATGCGTTCAATCGCGGATTCAAACGGCAACGGCTTACCTTCACCGTCAACCAGAACAGCTCGTTCTTTGTGACCTGCCGGTTTGTCATAACCCACTACGCTACCGTCTTCACCCACTTCAAAATGAGAACCGTAGATCACGCGGGCTTTTGCCGGGGTCATCAGAACTTTGTCACGTAGGAAGAGAGAGTTACTGAAGGAAGCGCCCACGGTCATCTCGACTAATTGAGATTTCAGTGATGCGTTTTCACTTTCCAGTGCTGCATAACGTTCGTCACGCTGTGCCAGCTCTGCCTGGTGTGCTTCGATCATCTGTTTTTTAACAGCATCGAACTCACCACGACGCTCCAGTTCAGCTTGCTCCGCCTCACGACGTGCGTTTTCTGCGGCCTGTTCAGCTTCTAAAAGCTGGCGAGCACGAGCCGGATCGATATCACCGTACTGAGCAAGCTGATCGGCCAATGTGCGCTCTTTCTCTTTGCGCTTCATGTTCTCCTTCAGCAGTTCAGCACCAGCTTTCTTGGTTTTACGAAGTTCGGCCAGTAACTCTTCCTGAGTCATGCCAGCGTATTCGTCATCGCCCTTCGGCTGCTCTTTTTGTTCACCCTGTTTGTCAGGATCTTGTGTACTCTGCTCATTATCAGCAGCTACACCGCCAGCGCCTCCACGCTCATGCGCTTCAGCGACATCCATCAGACCACGACGGGCCAAAAGCATTTGCCACAGATTCATAAAAATTCCTTTTGTTACTTATCACTCGTTCTCTTGAGTAGATGAGTCCCCATTCCCTCGGGGTTGATCTTGCCCGCTTTCTTGGGCCGTACCACGATCATAAGTAAGTACTGACTTATTTTCAAGGGTATTTAGATCATTTTTTGGAGGAAAATTCAAGAGATCTTTATCAAATTCCTTTTTCATCGCCTCAGTAATGTTCGGGAAAATCTTCTCAATAAGCATTTCCATCTGGTGACGACGTACAGAGTCCGGTGCCTGAAGTAATGACAGTTTCTCGGCAACAGAAAATTCATCAGTAAGGCCACGAATATCGAAACTTTCTGGATACGCAATTAAAGAGTGGTCTTCGTCCAGATCTGCCCCCATCCATTTCGCAACCAGTAGCATGATTTGGCGTTCAGCCCTTTCCAGACGCTCTGCTTTTGTGACAAGCAAGCTATTTACACGCTGGAAGTCATACATTTTTGCGGCACCAGATGAATTATCGATTCCCTGTGCGTTGTCCTGCTTCGTTCGCTCACCAGCTACACCAACTGAATGGTAGATTTCGTTAATCACCGTCTTAATCGTAGTGATGATCATCTGAGCTTGTTTCGGGTCTGGTGACAGATAAAACGGCTGGTTTCCACCTTCAGAATCGTAGGTGAAGACTCGCTTTGTGCCCATTTCAAGCACTTTAGTGTGGTTTTCATCACCAGGTAAAAGCGACTGTACCGGTATAGCCAACTGGCTAAATGTCTGATCCTGAATAATGGCATCAAGGTTTGACAGATAGTTTGCAACCGCACGATCAAGATAAGCGATATCATCGATCAACGATGGGCTGAAATACGGTGATTCACTTTCTCCAATACAATCAACAGGAAACACAGGAACTACGCCGAGATTATGCTCACCGCTATCCTCTAAAATAACTTTTGCCTGACGGCGACCTGCTCCACCAGCGCCCTTCTTCACTTCCTCGCGGAACAGATACCACTCGTTTTGTGTCCACAGACGATAACGTTGGTATTCCTGACCTGTAGAAGTAAAAGGATCTGCGTCATCACGAGCGACTTCCACAATTAACGCCCACAACATATTCCCGTCGTCGTCCCATGCCACATCCAGCATTTGCTGAGGTGAAATCCAGTAGGCGTAGGCGCGAGCATCTTTCTTTTTCTCGTCAGCTACTGACTCAACATCACCACTCATCGTGCTATCGACAACAACCCATATGCGACCGTAAATAGACGACTGCAAATCAATAGCGGCCATAAATGAGTCAATAGAGGCATTCTGGCGAGTCGCACGTTTCCAGAAATTGCGGATCTGCTCTGGTGCCTCTTCGATATTTCTATGAATGTCTTCTTTAAAGAGATATTTGTTGATGAGGTTTACCACCTCACGAGTGTGGTTGAAGCGATAAGCACGTTCAACTCGCTCCTTAAACTCCTGATCTCCCTCTTTAAAGTAACGAAAGATATTGTCTGTAAACCAACCACGCCCGCCAGCGTAAGTGCTGGCGAGGAAGTCCCAATGTTCTTTTTTCTTTTCGTATTCCGGGTGGCGTCGCGCCACCAGATCCTTAATTTGTTTGTCGTTCAATTCCATTTGAATAACCTTAGATAATTACTTACCTATCGAGAACCACCAAGAATAACACGGTTTTTGACTGGATACCTACGATGTACTGGATAGCCCAATGCGTCTGCACTATGCTCAATGCCACCTGTCTTATCCATATCTCGTGTTCCAGGCTTGTAGATGACTTTTTCCAGTGAATCAATCAAATGCTTGCACTTCGGATCGATATACAGCCGGATATCTCCAGATGCGGTCATCAGCATTCGGTTAACAGCATTAACACGATCCGCAATTGGCGGGTGCTTTTTCGAATAATCGACACGTAAGAATCCCTTCTCTTTGAATATGTCGACGTCAGACTCCCCGCGAGCATGTTGGCGATAAGCACCTGCCGGATCTGGAAATACCGTTATCTGTGATTTCCAGCGCCAGAAGCGTCTCTCAAGCTCATCACAAACCTCTGCCGTGTTAGAGGAAAAGAGCACCAATTCATCAATTGCCCATAGCTCACCATTTGGCTGAGGTTGCAAAATTACTGAAGACATCGGGTCAATGTTGAAGTCCTGCCCTACCCATATAGGCAACCGAGGGTTGAACTGAAGCGGTTTTACATGCACGTTACGATCGAACGGGTAGTAAACGCGCCCGGACATGTTCTCAAAGCTGGCCAGGTACTCCTGAGCGAACGATTTGGGGTCCATATCGTTCTTAGCAGCTTCAATTTCCGCCGTAGGCACAAACGGAGAATCGGCAGTTACAAACTGCCAGCTCTTCCACTGTCCCTTTCTTTGCAGCTCTACGTTCTGGCCTATAGTCCACAGTTTGTGAAATTCCGAGAAGCCTTTTGGCGTACCAATGATCAGTGCACCGCCGCGTGTCGATGAAAGAGTAGGTCGTAACACCTTGTACCAGGTGTCAGCCTTCATATCCTGAAATTCATCAAGCACTACAAAATGCAACGCTACGCCGCGCAGAGTGTCAGGCTTATCAGCACCTTTGAGGGCGATCTCCGAACCGTTCTTCAACACGATTGTCATCGTGGTGTCGTTCTTTTTCCTAACCCACTTACGAGGCAGAACTTCCTGTAGATCGTCCCACAAAATCTGGCGAGCCATCTGGTAAGTAGGAGCGACATACCAGACCCTTTGCTTTTTTTCCTTTGCCGCCGCACGAATAATAGTGGAGATCGACAACCGGGATTTTCCCCAGCGTCGACCAGCACAAACAACTTTAAATCGATGCGGAGACTGGAAGACTTTCATCTGTCCAGAATGCAGTTGCACAAGACTGAGCGAGGACGGGATTGCCATTATTCGTCCTCCCCTTCACTTCCATCATCTGTCGCATCAAATTCGCTTAGAGCTTCTTCTTCTAACGTCTCAAGCAATTCGTCATCGATGATTTCAGGCTCGTCGTCTTCCTGACGTAATTTCGCCACCTGGGAAGGCGTAAGCTCACCAAATACCAGGTTCGGAATTTCTTCCTCGTCATTTTCCGCATGATCCATGCCCAATGCTTTGGACGAAACTTCAAAGCATTTTGCAAGGGTATTACTGGCTCTCTGTAAGCTCTTGAGAGAATCCTCAATCGCCCCTAAAGGCTTACCCTCACGTTTGGCCGTAGTGACTTCGACCATCACCATCTGCCCCAACGCATACGCCCAGCCGTCATAACGTGTACGACGTTCTTCTATCTTTTCCGCACGGGCTTTAGCGCGAAGCTCTGCGTCAGATTTAAGAGACTCACGAACCATCTTCCCAACAGAGTCCGCGCCTTTCTCTAATCCTCGCTTTTTGAAATGTCTGGAGAGTGTTTCACGACGAATGCCGTACTCTTCCTCCAGCTTTGAGAGTGTATATTCGCCTGACGTCCATTTGGCTTCAGCTTCGGCCCACTCCGCTGGTGTCAGGCGAGTTTTTACCTCGTCTTTTTCGACCGTCATAGATCCCTCTAAAACACACAGAGCGCGTCCATGCGCTCTAAAACAACTTGTTTACTGCATCTGCTAACCAACTTGTTTTCTGGGGTGTTTAATTAGGTCTGGCATGTCTTACGAAGCCTGCTTCCGTATATATTTAATAAGTTACTTATTATTTATATATACAGAAGCAGGTCTTTAAATAAGCTCCCAGACCGATTACATCACCAGTAACTTCGCTTTGGCTCGACCTAAAGTGGTTAACCCAAGAGTCCGGCGGTGATAGCGATTGTCACTGCGTTGGCGCGTATGCCCTTTCTCCACCAGCCCCTTTTTTATCAGAGCGCGAATTGAGAACTGGATACTTTGCTTGGTTGTCTTGTACGGCAAAACTTCAAGCAATTCGTCCAGGTCAAGTAGATGACCTCGCTCATAACCGAGATTGAGCGTTTTGATGATGTCCTTTTGTTTATCGGTTAACGTCATGGCAAATCCTTATGCCGGTAAAGCAATTTCTAACGGTTTATCCAAAGGTTGTTTGTCGAATGCCAGCAGTGGCAGCGTGTCAGGCAGTCGACGGCCAAAGTCAGGGTTTCGGTACACACCATACAACGGAGACGTAAAGCTCAGGTTGTGAATGTCCTTGAGCAGCTTCACAATGCTGGCCTCGTCCACCAGACTGTCGGCAATGTCCTGAATCGTCGTGCCACGATTCCGCCCAGCTTTTGCCAGGGAACTGTTCTTGTGGTAGTCAGCGACCAGATCACGCAGCGCACGACGACGGCGAGACTCACTCATGGCAAACAGCTCTTTGACGATCGCTTCGTTGTCGCCAGGGTCGGAACGGAAATGACGCTGGAAGACGCGCAACGCACTCTCATAGCTCTTCGGACGCTCCGGACGGATGAACTTAAACCCTGCTTTCATGGCGAAGGGATTGTATTTGCTCATCGAGGACTGGATCTCAATGATTGGCCGGTCATGCATCCTGCTAACCAGGTTAATCATTCGATAAGAGACGCCTACGCCACGATACTGAGTATCCACAACTGAGCGACTGATCACCGCAAAGTTGTTATTCACGTACCGACCCCAGTACTGGTTAGCCACGGTGGTATTAGTGGTTGGTTTCAACTTAGGAAACATGCGGTGGCGAGGTGCCAACAGTAGTTTCGGGTAAGCCATAACCACGACGCCCACCAGACGGTCATCAAGTTCGCAGCGATAGTAAGTTGGCGCGAAAGGTTTGCCGTCTGTTTTGTAGTGAAGCGACTTAAGAGCGTGCCAGTCCTCTACAGTTCCCTTTGTAACAGTCATTCGCTCCAGAAAGTCCAGATGACGCGGAAACTCTTCAGGGCGGTAGCGTTTAATGATGATGTCCGTCATGAATGGACCTCATCATGACTACCATTGTGATATTCCACCTTCACGCGTTCTTTGTAGTGCTTGGTGATCTGCATATCAGGGCGCAGCGCGTTCTTCAGGTCTTCGTGAGTCGTCGCCACCATTACCGTCGCACCAACCTTTCGAGCGGCACGCTGGAGGTTAGACGCCACAACCTGAGCGGTTACACGGTCGAGAACAGCGCCGAACTCGTCAGCAGCCCACACTTTAGCGCCTGACTCAATCAGTTTGGCAATCTTGAGACGATATTTCTGGCCGTCTGACATTTCAGAAGGCTTGCGAACAAACAGATATGCATCGTTCAGACCAGCCATAGATAACAACCCAAGCGCATCACTGGTCGTTTTGCCCAACTGATCGATGACGTTAACCTCATTATCGAAGGTAAAATCATCGATGGAGGCTACAGACAGCCCTTCATCCTTCATCTGTCGTTGCAACTCGCGCAGCACAACGGATTTGCCGGAACCGGATTGGCCGGTGATGTACACCACATCGCCCTGCTTCACTTCCAGCTCCAGATTGTCGTAAAGCGTCCACTCTTTTTCGTCCAGGCCAAGCCCGAACGACTCAGCGATTTCCAACGTGCGCGTGGTTTTATTTACGCGTGTCTGAAACGATACGTTGATGATGTATTTGCTCATGCAGCCATCTCCCCGGAAGAGATCTTCTCCGCATATGCCACAAATGCGTCTACCCCGCTTTCTCCCGTCATTTCTTCCATATGGGCAAGCAAATCACCAACAACAATGGCAGAGCCAGCAGGGAGCGTTTTAAAGCCCAATACGTCGACAACACGTACTTCTTCCGCTGCAACTTCACGACTGATCTCGGTGTGTTCATCCTTCTGTCGTTTAGTTTCTTCGCCAAGATCGATAACTAGCGAGTCGGTGTCCATTTCTTCTGTCATACTGCCAACGAGAACATTCAACTCACGCTCTTCAAAGCCGAAAACCTCGATATCGTCCAGAACAAGCGACTCAAGCTCTTTCTGTAGCTTAATTGCATCGTAATCAATGCTGGCAAGTCGGTTATCTTCAAGACGCTTTGCACGTACCTCGTCATCACTCAGATCATCACGAACAATAACCGGTACGCGCTCAAGTCCAGCAAAAATTGCAGCCTCACGGCGGCCGTGGCCAGTAATAATTACGTCGTTCTTATCGACCGTAATTGGCTGGTCAAATCCGCGCTTTTTAATGGCTGCGGCCAGATCTCGGATCTGCTGTTCATCATGCTTTTTGGCATTCATCTCATAGGGAATAAGATCTGCCGGGTCGCGATATACGATTTCAAACTTTTTGGTCATTACATACGCTCCTTGTAGTAGTCGACCAGCCACACCAGAGCCTCACCAGCGTTCTCCATTTCATTACCGGTGTTAATAGCCTGCTCTTTGATGATGTTTTTTATGGTTTCTGCAACACGATCTGACGCATCGAAAGTTACTTTGAAGCGCATGGTCTGATGTTCCGCACCCACACGTTCGGTTTTCTCTCGTTTGTCGGTATCGACAGGCTCATCACTACCACGAGACAATGCCTCCAGTGCTTCAAGGTCGATTGCCGCCTCTTTTGCTAAAACCATCGAGATTTCGTCGTCATACGGGGCGATTTCAGACAGTTGATAGTCAAGTTCTGACTGAATTTCTTCAATGAAGCGTTGCAATGCGATTTGGTCGTCTTCACCGTATCGCTCGTTGTCCACCAGTGACATCTGTTTAGCTACGACATCGCTAATTTTGCCCACAGAAAGCACCGGAACCGTTGAAATTCCTTGCTCAATAGCAGCACGCCAGCGATGTTCACCGCCGAGGATTTCAAAAAATCCATCTTCAAGTTCACGAGCCAAAATTGGCTTAAAAAAGCCCAATTTTTCGATAGAACCTTTCAGTTTTTCAAAATTCTGCGCACCAACCGAATTGGTGTTCCAGGTATTCGGGCGAAGGTTGGCAACATCAACCTGCAAAATCGTGATTTTTACATCCATTTTATTGCTACAATCCACTAAGTAATCACTTACTTATTATAATAGCCAAATAACATACAAAAGGCACTAAGGAAAGAGGTTTATGACTGTTCGGATTGTATCTAACGCAGTAAATGCGCTTATTTCTGGCGCAGATGACAAGGTAAAGCAACTGGTGCAGCAAATGTTGAGCTACGAAGTCGAGACTGGCGACTGGAAGGGCACAAGCACGATGTTCAACTGGAGTAAAAACTCGTTCCCTGCTGGCTTTGCCAAGCCTGTAGCGGCGAACTTGAACAAGGCGGGCATCAAATGTGTTCATATCCGCAAAGACAAAGCCCCGGCGCTTGGTAAACCAAATCCGGCGGTTAACCCATTCCCATACAATCCTGATTATGCGTATCAGGATCAGACTGTGGAAACACTGGTTCGAGAGGGAATGATGATTGCGCAGATCGCTACTGGTGGCGGGAAATCTAACGTTGCCTGCAAAGCAGCTGCACGTATCGGTCGAATGACATTATTTTTAACAACCCGCTCTGTTCTGATGTTTCAAATGGCCGAAAACTTCCAGAGATCCATCGACTACCGCGCCGAAAATGGCGAACCGTGGTTAAAAGACCAAAAGGTTGGAGTCATTGGCTCGGGTGAGTTCCAGGTATCACGACATATCAACGTCGCTACAGTTCAAACTCTTGCAAGTTTCCTCGAAGAACCACCACGCGATGCAACACCAGATAAGAAAAGCTACCACCTCAAACGTCGGGAGTTGGTGAAACGCTTCCTTTCAAGTGTCTCTCTTCTTATTCTGGAAGAGGCGCATGAGTCTTCAGGCTCAAATTTCTATGACATCGCCAGATTATGTGTGAACGCAGACTATCGTCTGGCGCTTACAGCCACGCCGTTCATGAAGGATTCGACGGAAGCCAACATGCGCCTGATGGCGGTGGCCGGGCGAATTGAAATTAAAGTCACAGAAAAGTACCTGATTGATCGAGGCATTCTGGCAAAGCCGTACTTCCTTTATCATAAAGTTGCCTACAAGCCAGACGAGACCAGAATCAAGGCCGAACTTGCCAACAAACACCTCAATTTTAGAGTTGGTATGAGCACCGCCTACCAAAAGGCTTATCAGTTGGGGATCGTGTATAATTTGGGACGTAACGAGGCCATAGTGCGCGAGGCATTGCTTTATAAGCAACATTCACTCAACTGCATGACTCTGGTTCGTCTTAAACGCCACGGGCAAATCCTGATGGAGATGATGAAGGAGTCAGGTCTTAAAGTTGATTTCATCTATGGGGAATCTAACCAGACGACAAGGCAAGCAAAGCTGAATAGTTTAGCGTCTGGTGAAATAGATGTTTTAATAGGCTCGACTATTCTGGATGTTGGTGTTGATGTGCCAAGCGTTGGTGCGGTCATTCTTGCTGGTGGTGGGAAAGCAGAAGTTGAAATGAGACAGCGTGTCGGTCGTGGCTTACGAGCCAAAAAAAATCAGGCAAACGTGTGTTTTATCACTGATTTCATTGACATTAGCAACAAATACCTGTTGTCTCACTCTTATGAGCGAAAACACATCATCGACACCACACCTGGCTTTGCAGAAGGTGTATTGCCTATTGATGGAGCATTCGATTTTGGAGTTCTGAAACGAGATTAGTTATGAGTGAAAAGAAAACAACTTACTGTCAGGTAGCATTGTCTGATAAGGCCAATGACAAACTTGGAAAGTTTCAAGTGAAACTAAAAGAAAAAAATATCAAAATGTCTAAGGCTGAAGTCATAAATACCATTCTGGAACAATTGACAATGGCCGACTTTGACAAGGTTATATCTTCTGTCGGGGCTTCCGCTAAGACTCGTGAGAAAATCATGCGTATCTATGAGAACTCTAATATGACAAAGGAAGATCTCGAAACGCTATTAAGCAGATTAAAATAATCACGCTATCAATTAGGGAGACAAAGATGAAGTCTCCCATACTGTTCACTTTCTGTTCTAAAACTAACATGAAATACTCGCTTCTCCCTCTACTAACGTTACCAGTGTTGATGCTTACCGCGTGCCAATCACGTCCAATATCAATCCATGACGCCAAACCAGCACCGCAGGCCAAAGTGTTCAAGTATCAAAGCGCAGCGCCAGCTACGTTGGTGGTAATGAGAGACGCAGGTTTTGTAGGAGCTGGATGTGATGCTTCCATTTTCATCAATGGCGAAACTGTCGCAAAACTGGCTACAGGCGAAAAAGCGACTTTCCATTTAAATGCCGGAGAATTAATTGTGGGTGCATCTCTTGAAGGTGCAGGTTTATGTGCTCTAAACCCCGCTCGTCAAGAGCGAGAAACGACTCTGAAGAATGGAGACACAAAAGCGTTCAGGGTGTTCACCAGCAATTCTGGTGACATCGACATTCTGCCAACAACTCTGTGATGACATGACAACCAAAGATATTACCTACGGTATCCAAGCTGAACTCTGGCCGCGAGATTACACTAACGTTGAAAAACTACTGATGTTCTGGCGCAGAGAACAAATTCCTGTAAGGGTCACTCTCGAAGATGGCCAGGCGTTTTGCATGTACGTTTATGGCCTCATGCCATCTCGTAACAAAGTTGACCTTTGCCCAGCCCCTTTTGACAAAGAAAATCGTATAAGGCTCCCACTTGAACGCATTAGTACAATTGAATCAGGTGTGGTTGACAGTATCGCTCACGATTTCAAAGGTCGACTAACAGTTCACCCTGATTATGTCGATAATCGGCCATCACGCCGCGATTTTTTTGCAATTTGCAACCAAGCCTACAAAGCAAACAAATCTATAAGGGTGTACATGGCGGATGGCCGTGAAATTGAGGGGGTGTCAGCAGGCGCAGATGCTTGTCAGGTTACACTACGTGTCGAGAACGGTAGAAAAATAGTTGTTTTGTTCGATTGGGTTGAACGAATTTTGCCTTTTTGAGTTATGAAATCGATATTGTTACCACCATTATTTTTACTTTGCTCAGTTGCGGCAAATGCAATGGACTATAAGCCTGTCATTCAGTCGCTGATGAATGACGTGTGCTCAACGTCTCAGAATGTATCAGTTTGTATGTATCAATTTTCGGCAGCCGTAAAAGCAGGAAAAGCGATAGGTGAGAGTGTGGAACTGTGTAAGAAAGTGGCAAATGAAGAACGGGCAATGTTGGATTGCGAATCTAGCGAGTCATCGGCACAGTTCGTTGATGCGCTATTTGACACCAATCGTAAGGCTGTAGAGTCTGTTCAATAAATCTATAAGGTTAATAACCGGCTAAGTCCGGTTATTATTTTTCACATCACTTCTTTATATCTACAAATCAAATAACCTAAATATATAAGGTCGAAAGCCGGAATCGATTATTTATTTAGGGAACACCTTCGACGATCTCGCTTTTATTTCTAGGACTTTCATCCCTGCAAAAAATTTTAAAAAAACACTTGCAATCTTTTTTCGCATATCGATAATTGAACTCGTCGAAAGCGAAGACGCTAACGACAATAAATTTTAAATTTACATAAGGAAAAATTATCATGGCTAACATTATCATTTCTAAAAAATCCATCGTTGAAGCTGCTGCCATTGTATCCGACGAGCTGCGCGAAAAAGCAGATCTGGCAACTCAAACATATAACGAACATTATAAAAATGGTACGCACACAAAAGCAGACAAAGCAAATATGCAAGCTGCAACCACTAAACTTGCTTACTTCATCAACAACGTTGTAAACGCTGTAGAAGACGAAAAATTGTGCTCTGTTTTCTACTATGCGATCAAAGCAAGCAAACAAACGCCAGAAGTTTTTTTCCGTGATGCAATGACTAATAGTTATTCTCTGGAAAAACTGGTTTATCTGGTTAAATCAATTAAATCTGGCAAATGCACTTATTCCGTCGCTGATATGTCTGGATCTCGTGTATTCGCTTTAATCGATATGATTAACGACGAGATCGACACGTTCACGAATGGCGCTGTTTTCGATTTAATGAATGAAGCCAAAAAAGCGTGCGAGATTAAATTGGACGCTGGCTATACTCAAGCCAACCAGTTGATCAATCTTTGCGAACGTCTCGGACTTGTTGAAAAAGTCAAAGGAGCTGGGAGCGCGAAAGCTGGCACTCAGCAATATCGCTTCGTTAAAAATGATTTCTATAACTATCTGGCTGATGCTTTTAAAGCGTAATTAATGGAATCTTGCGCCCACTATGGGCGCTTTAAAGGAGCTTAATCATGGTTATTTTCATCTCTGGCGTAAATATCAACAATCATACTCTTGTTTATGATATTGCTGGTTTAGCTGGGTATGCTCTAAGTTCTGAAGTGGTTGACGAAACAACGTTTAAAATAAACATCAATGACGTAGAACATAGAGCGCGCGCAGGAATACATGAAGCTGATGTAACTTTAATGCTTCAAGAATTTTTAAACGCTGGCTTTAATATTCACTTAGAAAAATAAAAACAATAGCGCCCACTATGGGCGCTTTTAAGGAGCTTAATCATGTTTATTCTTATCGCTGGCGTTAACGTGCGCAATGATTATTTTGTTAATCGCATCGCTGGGATCGCTGGTTACGCTGGGCGCTCAGTCGAGTTTATCGATGAAACAACGCGAAAAATTGACTTATTGAACGACCAGGAGCGGAAAAAAGCAGACGTGAATGACGCTGATATATTTTTAATGCTAAAAGCGTTTGTAGAAATGGGATTTAAAATCAGTTTGCACAAATAAAATCAAGCGCCCACTATGGGCGCTTTTTTCGTTTCTAATACTTCCACCATAACGCGCCAATGATGGCGCGTTTTTTATTGTCTTTGACTCACTCCAACAACATAAAATAAGCGCCAAAATAACGCCACAGACGAGCTTTTATATCCTTACCAGTACATACCCATTACTCAACACATTAACGCGCTTAAAACGCGTTATATTGCGCTATGGTGTGTGGTTAATCATTGGCTTTTAGTCTTGCTTTATGATCCGCGTTTAATTGTCGGCGCGGATCGGCATTTTGTTTTGTTCCGTATCCGCTCGCGTATTATGTGCGCGTGATTTTTCACATAATCACACCACTTAATCACGTATGTGATTACGCTACGAAAGAAATCTGGATGTCTCAGGCGACGAAAGTCATCATAATTTTCCCCGCTCGCCTGTCCGACAACCGCTGGTTGGATTCCACCAGCTTCCCGATGTTTTTTTCTACATAAAGGCGAATGCAGCCGTTTCCCGAAAAAATCCTGGCCGTTTCCCGTCGGCTCATGAATGCGTTCCTCGCCGTTTCTGAAAATTTCCCTGCGGCAGCTGGTGGCTATAGAGAAAGGGCCGTTTCTGGCCCTCTTCTCAGTTACACGCCATCAAGGATGTGGATGCGGTTGCTTGCGTATACATTCAGCATAAAGTTAGCGCAAAACAGTTTCCATGTGTCAACGCCAGCGGTATACGTAATGTTTTTGCATTTAATTGCATTGTTGGCGATCCGCATCCCCTGCGATACTGCTTCATCGTCGGAAAATTTGAACGACGATTGAGTTTTAATCCAGACAGAAATCTGCGTAGCGAACTCAATCAGCTTGGACTGGCAGAATCGCCCGGAGCGCACCGGAAAGACGAACGTTCCGAACCCAGAATTTACCACATACGCTTTCTCAAATACCCGCGAGTAACGACGATTGCCAATGATGTCGCGTGCAATAATGCATTTTTCTTGTGCTGACAGTTCTACCGTCTCATTGTCGCGCCATGCACCAAGTACTCGTTTTTCAATGTCAGAGAACGTTACAGCGATATTGCCATGTGCGGGTGCGTTTACAGTAGCGATAAAATTCATGATTAATTCCTTATCGTAAATAACAAATTGTTTTCTTGTTGGTGTTAATTATCGTTGTACGAATAAGGCGTCAAAGTGGAAAGTTGCGGTAGCCGGACGGGAACAGGTGGGTTTGTCGGTTGCCTGGAGGTAAGAGGTTGGTGTTTTTAGCCTGCGGGAAACAGGATGGTCATTTAAGGCCACCAGCATTGGTGGCCTTAGTCTTTAGTGGAGCAGACCGATGTCGATGGTATCCCCTGAATCACCCACACGGATCATCAGCATGGCAAAGGCGTTTAGTGGATAGCTTGCGTGCCATTCAGGGAAGCGGTCATCTCGCATGAAGTCGGCAATGTCGTAAACGCATCCCTCAAAGTGGAAGAATCGCGTGCTTACCTGCTCGTCATAATCCACATGATCCATTTCTTGCTGTTCTGTTTCCGGCAAGTCCAGCCATGATTCAAGGAATACATTTTGTGCTTTAGGGGTAATGGTGAAATCAGTCATGAGCATATCCTCACTGCGTAAACATGTTGTTTTCTTGTTGGTGTAATTATCGCAGTGTAGATAAGGCATAAAAGAAGTTAATACAGGCTGAATACACAAGAAAGGTTCTGGAAGTTGATAGCCAGGTTTCAAACTAACCTTCGGTTATTAAAAGTCATTTAAGACCACCAATGCTGGTGGCCTTAATAATTATCGCCCGATTACGCTAAGGATCTTTTCCTCAACTGATTTGTTGTTGCGACTAAACTGCCTTGCGTATCTGATGACAGAAGAGGCGTTTTGCTTTCTGACCATCTCGGCTCTTTCCTTCAGGCGTTTCTTGAAATCGCCCATATTTACCACCAGGCGCAGAAGGTCAGTCTGTTATTGTGAAAGTCGTGGTTCCTGATCAGGTCTTCCACAAGTTTTTTCAGCTTGTCCACGTCATGCCAGTAACCTTCATCGTACTCCTGACTGCCGAAGAAAAAACCTTCCCGGGTAGGCAAGTACTCTTCGCAATTGCTTTCGTTTATGTGCATCAAATGAGCCTTCAGAAAACAAATGTCATTCATCGTTAATTCTAAAAGCTCACAATTTTCGACTTCACCTACGTTGCGCTCCATCCACCCAACGAGCGCATTGAACTTACGGAAGTAAGCAACCTGCTTTCTGGATGCCTCGTTATTCAGATCGTTTTTAGGCTGTGTCTCGATATAGATATCAAGTCCCATGATGGTTTCCTTATTAAGTTGCTTCAGTGAAATCATTTTCACAAATCAGATAAGGCAGAAAACAAATTGTTATCGGGCATAAGAAAATGGCGCGGTTTACGCGCCATTTAAAGAGGATTAAGCGAATACGCTTTCAGGGATTAAGGTGTCGGCAGGAATGCCAGAGGTAATGCGCAGGCCGTACTGACCAATCCAGGCAGTGTTGGTATTCAGGTTGGAGGCGAATACGGTGTCAACCATATTCATCATTGGTTCAAACACCTCTTCATCAACCTGGCGGAAGTAGTTCTCGATTTTCAGCAGCAGCGGGTCAGTTGCATCGAAAATAGACTGGTATTGAATCGCGTACTCGCCGTCGGAGGCATCACCTTTACGCACGATCGTACTGGCCTGTACTTCGGCGCCAGTTTCGGTGTTGTACGTAACAACGGTGATTTTTGCCACATTCTTACCTTCGGCGGTTTCAGAGGCATAGTAAACATCAACTGTCAGTTTTTCGCGTTTAATGGTCATTTCACTCTCCGTAGTGTATTGGTTATTTTTCTATTCTATGATCGTAAGTATGTACTTACAATACAAAAAAGCCCCGTAAGGATGGCGGGGCTGTCGTACTGTCGACTAATTACCACTTGCACATTATCAGGCTATTGCCATCACTGATGCTCTCTGAATTTCTTGCTGGGCCACGCGGTTAACTTCCATCAAAGCCAGTTCGAGCTGATGTTCCGGCCACATTCTTTGAAATGCCATCCAGCCTTTTCCACGCTGGCGACGAACATTCATTACATAACGAGTAAAGGTGTTTTTATCGAAAGACACCGCTGTTTCACGGAACAGACGAATAGAGGTTCCATTGGCAACGATGTCTAGCAAAGTTAATTGAGCAACCAGTGCAGGCTTCTCTTTTCTCTTCTGGTCTTTGTCCAGACCAAGAACCAATGATTTTTTCATCACAACTCCGTAAACAACTTGTTTTCTCAATGGCGTAAATAATACCAGTAAGAAAACGGCTACAAAGCATATTGATCAGGTGCATGAGCTATATGCAGGTTCTTCCCTGCGGCTATAGAGAAATTAAGCCAGCATTGCTGGCTTTGGTTGGGGTTACTCGAATACTTCAAGAAACTCCTGAACGTCCCAATGCTGGACGAGGTGAAGATAGACCTTAGAAATCACGTCATTTTCGCTATCGCATGTGAAGTAGTACTTCTGGCTGCGGTTGTATGTGTCCACACAAAATTCGCTCATATCCATAAAGTCAGCATCTTCACCCATGTCGCAAATCATCAAAGCAGGTGCGTCATCACGAGTCATCAGCTCAAGCACCCACCGCGAATTGATCAGAGTGGAAGACCAACCTTCTAACTCATAAAACTGATCAAACTCTTTTTGAGTTAATTTCTTAATTTGGTTGATGTCGATATTTGCAAACATAACGCAATCCTTAAACATGTTGTTTTCTGAATTGCGTAAACAATACCAGTAAGAAAACGGCCACAAAGTATATCGTTACGGTGCTGCGCTGCCCCGGAGGTTAATAGCGACAAAAGCCACCGTGCTGGTGGCCTCACTCTTAATCTTCGTCGCCCGGGAACTCGCTGTGTACCGCGTCCACCAGCTCTCGCTTTTCATCTTCACTCAGCAGGTGCCAGATATCCTTCCCTTTGGGCGATTCCCCTTCTGCCGGGACGAACGACCACAACTTGCGGTACAACTCCGGCCCCACTGCATCCAGACACTCAGCCAGGGAATCCACGCCCCACACCTCAACCGTCACAGGCATCTTAATCATCTCTTCATCCTCACTTCGTTTATATAACGTCTAAACATGTTGTTTACTTGTTGGTGTTATTATCGCAATAAGACAAAGGCGGAAAAGGATTTTATTCCGGTGAATGTGGTTTTGGCAGTGAGTTTTCAGGTTCAGTACCGAGTACACTTTTTACATTATTCTGATTTAGTGGCCGAAGGTGGCTGGTGGGCAGAATAATCATCTCCCCGAAAACCTACTGAAATCGATTGTGACCCGTTGGCTGTCTGGCACAATTACGCTGTAGTTGGGCATTCAGAGGGAATCCTGCGGTAAGTAAGTTCGCCTGCACGTGAGCGCCTCTCTTCTTCCCGCACATTACAGGTGGGTAGCCGCAACTCTCCCTCACGCTATACCGGTACGCCACCGTTCCTGAACCGGCATCGAGCCTTTTCCCGAAATCCACACAGGCAACTCGACCGTTTCCCTGAAAATCCCCAGCCGTTCCCCGAAGGCAACCCAGCCGTTTCTGTAGCAGGATGCAGCCTTTTCCCTGTATGGACCGAAGGCTGACCGTAGGGGTGTTACGGGGGATAAAATCAGGAGTTGAATAAATACGAAAAAGGAGGCAACACCCCTCCTTCCCTCCCCACTTATACATACCTGTCTTGTTCGCTATACATGTTGTGTTTTCTTCGTGTTTTATCTGTTTCAACCTCTCTATAGGCGTTAATGCTCACTCCTTCCAGAACGTTCTATACGGCGACTATTTCTGTTGGTGAATTGGGTGTGTTGTTTTCTCTGTCGGTGTATGTGGTTTCGTTCGTTTTGCGGTGGTTCTTCTATGGGGTGTTCTCGTCGTTTTGGTGATTGTTCTTCTCCGTGTATGGAGTAATGGCAGGTGGGCGATTCCTTTCGTTATTGTGTTTGAGTTGTTTGTCTGGAGTGTGTGAAAGGCTTTTGTAGTTATTCGTGTGTTGGGTAATGGCGTTTCCCGTGATTGTTCTGTTTCGTGTCTTTTGGGATTGAGAGAAGCCTTGCGGTTACAGGCTTCGTTGGGGGTTCAGTGATTCTGGTGTTTCTTCGCTGTTTGGGTAATGGCGTGTCGTGGGTATCGCGCGTATGAATGTTTTCGGATTGCCTGTGAAAGTTAGGTTGGTTGTCCGGTAGCCTGGGGAGAAGAGGTGGGTCTTTTCGGTAGCCTGCCATAAAGAGGTTGGTTGTTTTTGGAAATGGCATATGTGTTATTTAGTTGTTTCGTTATACCTGAAAATAAGTTGTTTATATGGTTGTGTAACGCAACGGGAGCGATTTTGAGCGTGTGTTTTTGTTGGTAGTGTGTTGGGTCGTCTGTGGTGAAAATTGGACGCTGTGGCGCTGTCTGCTGCGTAGAATTACGGGTATAAGCAGTGATGTGTGAAAACGTCAATTTTTTAGACCAAATCGGGTGAAAGCGTTGATGTTTCGTTGATCTGTTATTCAGTTGTTTTCTTATTGGTATAAACAACTGTAACCTATTGATATTTAAGGATGTGATTCCAGGCATGGAAGGGGAGTAGTGGCGATCAACGGATTCTTATAGAAAAGAATCAAATTGTGACCGCCATTATCAATGTTTTACTTAGTTTTGTTTAGCAGAGAGAGAATTTCATCACTAATTTCACTCGCCTGTTTGATAGCCAATGCAGTTACCTCTTCTATGGTTGGTGACTGTTGATGCTCATATTTGGTTTCGGTTATGACAATGTGTTCTTCACCAGAATTTGCGCATAGTGCCGCATTGACGATAAGGTTTGAGTAAGAATTTAGCAGAGCACTGTTGATGAACGCTTTCACGGTATTACTGTCTGCACCAAATACATCTTTTCTGACCGCTTCAGCCTCACAGCGAACCCCTGCAGCAACATCGTGAAGAACATGTATGGCCTTGGAGCTTGTTTGTTCACAGTACTCAATCATTATTGTCGAATTGTTCTGTTCAACAAACGATCTGATGCCTGACGATTTACCCATAGCATCGAAGGCAGCGTGACCCGCACTAGTAGAGATATCTTCATAGAGTTCTTCATCGCTATCTTTTTCTTCAGGTGTCGAGGTGTCTTCATCGTCGTAATAGATATTGCCTTTAATCAGTGTCTTGGACACTTGATATAAACAATAAGAAACGAGATTTAAGCATTGGATTTTAGCTGTATTGTCCTTTGTCGCCTCGCTATTCAGTTCTTTCGCTTCTTCAGTAAGGCTGTTGATAAGACTTTGTATTTTTTCCAACGCGTTAGGTGCACACTCCGCGTTGTCCATAAAGAATTTATAACCAGTCCCAGGGATTTCTAAACTTTTCAACTTTTTCATTTCTTTGATAATCCTAAAAACAAACTACCAATGCTTTAATATCTGTTACCAGTTCCAGCACTCAAGCCCTTCAACGACCGGCGCACCACAATCAAAATGTACAGAGTCAAAGCCTACATCAAGTACTTTCTGAATGTTAGCAATCGCGCCTTCGGATATACCATATCGACGCAAGTCCTCTTTCCAGACATCATCCTGTAACCCAGCGTGGACAATACAACCGCCGTCAATTTGTGAAACCCAATCCAGCTCATTGCTTGCGATCATGAATCGGCGAGCATCTTCCTCTGATGTATGAGATGAACTGATCAATGCCACCTGGTAGGCTTGGGTAATGTTCAACATTTCAACCACTCCGAAACAATTTGTTTTCTTATGTGGCTTATTATCTCAATCAATAAAAGGTAGAAAACAAATTGTTTTAGGGTTTGTTAAAGTCAGAAGGGGTTGTGTCTATATGAAAATGCCCAGCGTATTGCTGGGCATTGTGAAGAATGGTTGCTTAATTACTTAACCTGGTGGCCAGGTTTAGCACCGACATCCGGGCTTAACAGGAAGATATCTTTCCCGCCGGGGCCAGCAGCCATCACCATGCCTTCGGAGATACCGAAGCGCATTTTACGCGGAGCCAGGTTAGCCACCATAATGGTGTGACGACCAATCAGTGCCTGTGGGTCTGGATAAGCAGAACGGATGCCTGAGAAGACATTGCGTTTTTCACCGCCGAGATCCAGCGTCAGGCGCAACAGTTTGTCAGAACCTTCAACAAACTCCGCGTTTTCAATCAGCGCCACACGCAGGTCAACTTTGGCGAAGTCGTCAAAGGTGATGGTTTCCTGAATCGGGTCGTCAGCCAGTGGGCCAGTTACCGGTGCGGCTGTGGCTTTCACTTCTTCTTTGGATGCTTCCACCAGTGCTTCCACCTGTTTCATATCGATACGGTTATACAGTGCCTTGAACGGATTCACTTTATGGCCCAGCAGCGGTTGCTGGATACCATCCCAGGTCAGTTCTGTATTCAGGAATGCTTCTGCACGTTCAGTCAGTTTCGGCAGTACCGGTTTCAGGTAAGTCATCAGCACGCGGAACAGGTTAATGCCCATAGAGCAAATCGCCTGCAGATCGGCATCGCGACCTTCCTGCTTCGCCACCACCCACGGAGCCTGTTCATCGACATAGCGGTTAGCCAGGTCAGCCAGTGCCATGATTTCACGGATAGCTTTACCAAATTCGCGGCTTTCCCATGCTTCGCCAATCACTTCAGCGGCATCAGTAAAGGTTTTGTACAGTTGCGGGTCAGCCAGTTCGCCTGCCAGCACGCCGTCAAAACGCTTGTTGATAAAGCCTGCATTACGAGAGGCCAGGTTAACCACTTTGTTCACGATATCGGCATTCACGCGCTGAACGAAATCCTCCAGGTTGAGATCGATATCATCAATGCGCGAAGAGAGTTTCGCAGTGTAGTAGTAACGCAGGCTGTCAGCGTCAAAATGATTCAGCCAGGTGCTGGCTTTAATAAAGGTGCCGCGAGACTTGGACATCTTCGCGCCGTTCACCGTCACATAGCCGTGAACAAACAGGTTGGTCGGCTTGCGGAAGTTGCTGCCTTCCAGCATGGCAGGCCAGAACAGGCTGTGGAAGTAAACAATATCTTTACCGATGAAGTGGTACAGCTCGGCGGTGGAGTCTTTCTTCCAGTATTCATCGAAGCTGGTGGTATCGCCGCGCTTGTCGCACAGATTCTTGAAGGAACCCATGTAGCCAATCGGCGCGTCCAGCCAGACGTAGAAATATTTGCCCGGCGCGTTCGGAATTTCAAAACCGAAGTAAGGCGCATCGCGGGAGATATCCCACTGTTGCAGGCCGGATTCAAACCATTCCTGCATTTTGTTCGCCACCTGCTCCTGCAACGCGCCGCTGCGGGTCCATGCCTGCAACATTTCGCTGAAAGAGGGTAGATCAAAGAAGAAGTGTTCAGAATCACGCATTACCGGGGTAGCGCCAGAAACCACCGATTTCGGCTCGATCAATTCAGTCGGGCTATATGTTGCGCCGCAGACTTCACAGTTATCGCCGTATTGATCTGGCGCTTTACATTTCGGGCAGGTGCCTTTTACAAAACGGTCCGGCAGGAACATGCCTTTTTCCGGATCGTACAACTGAGAGATAGTGCGGTTTTTAATAAAACCGTTCTCTTTCAGGCGAGTATAGATAAGCTCAGACAGCTGGCGGTTCTCTTCGCTGTGCGTCGAGTGATAGTTGTCATAGCTGATGTTAAAGCCTGCGAAATCAGTCTGGTGTTCCTGACTCATTTCGCCAATCATCTGCTCCGGTGTGATACCAAGCTGCTGCGCTTTCAGCATGATCGGCGTACCGTGGGCATCGTCGGCACAGATGAAATTAACCTCGTGGCCGCGCATTCGCTGGTAACGAACCCAGACATCAGCCTGGATGTGCTCCAGCATATGGCCGAGGTGGATTGAGCCGTTAGCGTACGGCAGCGCGCACGTCACCAGAATTTTCTTCGCGACTTGGGTCATAGTAGGCATTACTTCTTTGTAGTGAAAAGGGGCTTGATAGTAACAAAATGGCCTTATGTCTGCCATGTGATAACAGCATTTCTCATAAATGATTAAATGCCGTAGCTGGAGTACACTACAAGGCGACAATTGCGCAAATTAAAATAAAGGAGACGGGATGAGCGAGTCCAAATCGCCGGATGCCCTGAGAGCAATGGTAGCCGGTACGCTGGCTAATTTTCAGCACCCAACCCTGAAACACAACCTGACTACGCTTAAAGCGTTACACCATGTTGCGTTGATGGATGACACACTGCATGTCGAACTAATCATGCCTTTCGTGTGGAATAAGCCTTTTGAAGACCTGAAAGAGCAATGTAGTGGTGATCTGCTCCGTATCACTGGCGCAAAGGCTATTGACTGGAAGCTGTCGTACAACATTGCCACGCTTAAGCGCGTCAAAAACCAACCAGGCATTAATGGCGTTAAGAACATTATCGCCGTCAGCTCAGGCAAGGGCGGCGTGGGTAAATCCTCCACGGCGGTAAACCTGGCACTGGCGTTGGCTGCTGAAGGTGCGAAAGTTGGTATTTTGGATGCCGATATCTATGGTCCATCAATTCCAACCATGCTGGGCGCGGAAAACCAACGTCCAACCTCACCTGACGGTACTCACATGGCACCTATCATGTCTCATGGCCTGGCAACCAACTCTATTGGTTATCTGGTCACCGACGACAATGCAATGGTGTGGCGTGGACCGATGGCCAGCAAGGCGCTGATGCAGATGTTGCAGGAAACTATATGGCCTGATCTGGACTATCTCGTTCTCGATATGCCGCCGGGCACTGGTGATATTCAGTTGACGCTGGCGCAGAACATTCCTGTAACTGGTGCGGTTGTGGTAACTACGCCGCAAGACATCGCGCTGATCGATGCGAAGAAAGGCATTGTGATGTTCGAAAAAGTCGAAGTGCCGGTACTGGGTATCGTCGAAAACATGAGTGTGCATATTTGCAGTAACTGCGGTCATCACGAGCCAATTTTTGGCACCGGTGGCGCACAGAAACTGGCCGAGAAATACAACACGCAGTTGTTAGGCCAAATGCCACTTCATATCTCTCTTCGTGAAGATCTGGATAACGGAACACCAACCGTTATTAGTCGTCCAGATAGTGAATTTACGGCTATTTATCGTGACCTCGCAGATCGCGTTGCTGCCCAAATGTATTGGCAAGGTGAAGTAATACCTGGCGAAATCGCATTCCGCGCAGTGTGATAAAAAGGTGGTGCATTGCACCACCTAAACAGTTCTCCTACATCACAGGACAATCATCAAACTCGCCACTTCTTGCGTCGTTGATAATGTGAGTGATCACACCAAACACGGCATTGCTGCCCGTGCATCCATCGTCATCCTTTGGCAATGCTTCCTTCTTACCGGTTCTTAAATCCTCCAGATGCTGACGTGGGTACTTCCGGTATCTTTTTACGCGATATTCCCCATCCAGAGCGCATACAAGCAGAGAACCATCAACCGGGGTAAGTGAGGAATCGACCACCAGCAATGCACCCTGTAATATTCCCTCACGATGATGACTATCAGCTGCCCTCATGAAGTAGGTCGCTGAAGGATGTCTAATTATCTGCTGATCAAGAGAAATACGGCTCTCAGCATAATCCGCCGCAGGAGAAGGGAAGCCCATAATACTCGCCTCTTAATACTGTATACACATACAGTATATATTGAAGCTATATATTTTTGAACTCTATCTCTTAAAAAAGATGTTAATAAGATGCTAACTATTGAAAGGCATAAATATATACAATTCAAACAAACGTTATTTTTAACAAATTTTTTCTTCCCATTGACTTTTTCGAACGCCTTGTCCTGTCTAAAGTGCGCAGAAGTCACTTTTTCCTTCCTGAGTTATCCACAGGCTTATGCACTTGCATGAAAAATCTATTCACACTATCTTAATTCGCAAGACACTGATGTTGCAGTATTGAGGGTATGTTGGGTTAAAAATAGACATTAAAAAGCCCAGTTGACTAGGCTGGGCTTTTTAAAAGGAAACAGAGTTTGCGGCTCTGTTCCTGAGCCATAAGTATCTGGCGACTGAATTAAGATTAACCGAATGTACTGGATTCATCAAGAAACGTTGAGTGGTCATACCAGGTAATAATGACCATTTACTAAACATCGTTGTTCTCAAAGAAGATTTAAGTCCAGGTTTTTGGTGACTCTAAAACCTTACCTTAACTCGAAATCGTGCCGTAAGTATCTGGCGACTACAGATATTGCAACTGCAAAGGCAAGCCCAAAGGTATTTGCAGCTAGGCGCGATAAAACTAAGTGAGGCCTGTTATGGTTAACTTACTGTTCAAAATCGTGCCGCCGATGTTCGCGATTATCAAAGCGATCATTGAGTACGTAAACCAGCGTCCATAACGCTAGTTGCTACAGGCCCCATCAAGAGCATGGGGCCTCTTTATCGTACTATTGCTTATTTTTTACGGACTGAGTTGTTCACTGCTCTGGCAATTTTCTCCCGCAATTGCTGCGTTCCGTGGTACTGAACCGCAATATCCCGCAACTCGTTCACCAGTTCTCTAATCTGGTGATCTTTAAGCTCATTATTTGGGTGATGGGCAACAACTCTGGTTAATTCACCCTTGTCTTTTGCTCTTACGTATGCAGCTCTTGTGCATTCGACCCATGTATTACCGCCTACATTAACTTCGTAGATTAGGCTGGACTTATCTGTCAATTCGGAACAAATACGGGCCGTGGTCTGGCAACTAGAGCATTCGCAGTTATCGCGGAAACCGTGGTCTACTGGCTTCGGTTTCACATCATCAACTTTTTCTACCCTATCGGAATTTAAATACTTCGAAGCCTTGCTATGCCAATCGCTAGTTTTAGGATCTTGTCCATCCATCAAACGCCAGGCTTCAGCGATTAACTCATAACTAGTGACTGTAGCTTCCTGCGCATCACCAATAAGTCGTGTAATCTCTCTTTCAAGCCGACCGCCTAACTCCGTTTTAGTGCAATGTTCTGACCAATCGCCAGCCTCAAGAAGCGCGAGAATGCTTAAAATATCGTCCAATAGAACGGTAGTATTATCGACTTCCTTCTGAAACTCACCGGCTACTGATTTATGCATCATTCGTCATCCTCATCCGAGTCATCCTCATCACAGGATGAGAGTAGTGGGTTAGTCATTCGCCCTACTTGAGTGGCGTAGCCACGCCGACAGAGATTGCGCAGCACACTGTATATTTCGAACATCTCGGTTCGTTCACCGCCAACATCAAGCTCAGATGCTATAGCGTGACATTCAGTCGCGAGAGCCGATATTTTCTGAAATAACTCTGCTTTATTCACTCTGCGACTCCTGCGGAGGTTCTGGTAGCTGCATCCAGTGTGACGGTTTCCACGACGCCCCAGGAATGATCCACCCATCATTAGCGTCAGGATGCCCCGGGATGTAAGTCGCCCATTTCATTCGCCAGTCACCTTTCCTATCAAACTCCTTGGCAACAAGAACGGCTGTTTTGGTATCCGGCATTCGCTCACTACAGCTTATCCAGCTATCCTTAATGCCACTATCTTGACTCTGAAGCATGGCGGCGCGGCAGGCGTTCCATGCTCTCCAGTTGCGTGACTCAATCCCAGCTGGATAAGGGTCAGAGCTTCCTACGATGCACTTTTCATCCTCAACCATCCACCGTTCAAAATCCGCTCGGAACTTATCGTTGTCAACCACCGCTGGCTGCGGTAACTTTGGTTCCATCAGTGACTCCAGTTCAGCAATGCGCTTCTCTGCGGCTTCCAGCTCAACGCGCAGCTTCCCAACCGTTAGCGCAATATCCTCGTTCTCCTGGTCACGGCGTTTGATGTATTGCTGGTTCCTTTCCCGTTCATCCAGTAATACCAGCACAGTAGCCGGGTTGGCTGCGGCGATGAATTCAGCATTGGCCTGCTGCTCCATTTGGAAATCTTCATCGAAACCGCTTTCAGGATGCGCTCCTTCAATTCTGCAAATGGGAATATATCCAGCAGCCTCGCGATGAATTAGTGCATCATCACCATCAAATCTGCCATCTCCATATTCTAGCGCCCACTCGCCACACGTTGCTTTCTCTGCCTTTTCACGCAGTGCCTGATAGTCAATCTTGCTCACTGGTTGCCTCCTTTGCGAAGCTGTTCAGCAATACTTACGCATATCTCTGCGCCTCTAATCAGCCCCGGAACGTTCTTGTTTGGCCCAACTTCACCATCAACAAAATCAATCATCGCGTTACGAGCCATATCCACGCCCTGCGCACGTACTTCAGCCAGAAAAGCATCGGTGGCTGGAGTTTCTATGCACTGCATTTCATGCAATGTCTGCATGTCCATAAAATCCCCGTCAGGCTCTGTGATAGTGGCGTTATATGCCGAGTAAATTTTTGACGCTTCATGTGCCAGTTCCGCAGCCTTAGATCGCAATGCCACATTCTCCGCCGCTAATGCGTCTCTCTGCGCCCGCAACTTCTCAATTTCGGCAGCCATGTAGTAACCAACCATAGCGAAGACGGCAAAAGAGTTGTCTGCCTCATCAGGCGACACTGAGGCCATTAGCAGGCCATCGTAAAAATCGTGACTCCCATTGGTGATCGCCACCGCATAGGAGTCGTGGTTCTCGCGCTTGTGAATGAGAACTACGGGATTTTCGATTTTGTTACTCATGTGTTTTTCTCTTCTTTGCTGTTACATAAGCACTACCAAGTGCTGGTTTATTTTCACAAATAAGAAAAGGTAGAAAACAATTTATTTAAGGCCATAAGTTATGGCCTTTATTTATTCATGCAGAAGGATTTGTAGCGCCTAATTGCCGGATAAAATGGGTTGAGGTGCTTGCCAGTAGGCTCCACCGGTCCATGTGAACCCCATGCGAATAAGAGTGTTTATTGCGGCTTTGGTAGACTCCGATTCGACACTGGCTTTTCGAAACTCTTGAACCTCTTTCGCCAACTTGTATGTAATTGTGCAGGGGACGATTGCAGCCCAGCCTTTCTCATGACTGTTAATGACCATCTGGATGTGACCATCCAGAATAGGTTGATTAGGCATGTTATTGAAAATGTCTGCCTGTTTTTGAATGTGAAGAAAAAGCCTTGCCAGCTCCATTTGCTCACTACGAGACAAGGGATTATCAAGAGGGCTTTTTGCAAAAGCGGCTATACGCTGTGCGTCAATGCCAAACATCAGCGCACCTCACCATCTTTATGGCTGGAGTTAACTTCCGCCATTAAATGTCTGACGTAATCGACAAGAGAGCCGCCTGGTGGAATCTGGCATTCCTCAACTAACTGGAAGTAGATATCCGCTGCATTACGTGTATTGCTACCCGCGCATATTCTTTCTTCCCGAAGTGCATGAAGCTCGTTGATCAAACGGTCACACTCTCCGTTACGCTGATCCACAACGGCCTCAAGCTCTGCGACGCGTTCACCTGGCGTCTTACCTTCTTTGCGTTGGATGGTAACGACGAAATCGCCAATTGCAGGGACGTTGTAATCCAGCTCAAGGTAGTTTTTGGCACCGCTGCGGACGAACTCACCCGCGAACATGGTGGCGAACATCGCAGAGGCCACTTCGCCGTTGAAAAGTGACTCCAGATCTAACGGAGTCCCGGCAGCAAGAGCCTCTTTTGCTGTATCCATTGCATCCATGAACCGATCAAACTCACTAGCGCGCTTTTCCAGGTCTTTCCATTGCTCGCTCCAACGTTTGGCAACGAAGTCTATGAATGTTTTCGCGGATTCATCAAAATCCCCCTCAAACTTAACGATGCCTTTATCAATAATGATCTGGCCTACCGCATCCTCTGCATAACCTTTCAATGTAAACTTGAAAGGAAAATCAGAATGGCCTGTGACGTTAAAATGCTCTAACTGGAGGTTGTTCATGTGTTTTTCTCTTATCGTTTAGTAACTACATTCTTACACAAATTAGGTAAGCATTTACCTATCATTTAACGCGTTTGAAAACGTATACGCTGACTGTGATCCCTGTGTCTTCAAACTCGTTGGTAAACGACTTCCCTCTGGCATAAACGTAATTATCCATCGTCATCCAGTCCAGTATTGGCGCAGTGCCCGGCAATACTGCTACAAGACGCCCGCCGACTTTCAGATGCCCCAGCGCAGCCAGCGTGTGCTCTCTATGACGACCAAGCGAGTACGGCGGGTTCATAACGATTTTGTCGAACTGATAACCTACGTTGTCCTCAGACCACTTTATGAAGTCGCAGCAAATCGTGTTCGTATACCCTTTTCCGCGCAGGATATCAGCGAAGAGAGGTGCGATTTCTATGCAGGTAACATCTTCCAGATCGGCGTTGATATAGGCCAGAAGATCCCCACGTCCGGCTTGAGGCTCCAGCAGCTTCTCACCAGACTTCAATTCAGTGGCTCTGGCAACGTACTCAGCAATCAAGCGTGGGGTAGGGTAGAACTGGTGTGATTTTGTATCCGGTATTAATCCGGTAGCCACAATCGTATTTAGCGTATGGCCGATCTCATACGGGAACTGCCAGTGCTTTTTCTCCTGCACGCCGCCAATGAAGCTCAGTGTGCGCTCAAGCTCTTCCACCTGCGACTTCTGGAGAGCTGAATCAGAGAAGTACCATACGCCTTTGTCTTTGCTTAATCGCCCGTCACGAAGCGCAGTGCGAACCGGCACGGAGATCGTCTTCTGGATTAACCCGAACTGCTTTGGTGCCCGTGTTTTTGGCGCGGTGCGACATGGCGCGGGGATTGCAGCAGGCATACTGTAAGCCAGCACCTCATTCAACTTCCAGGCCACGTCAGGATGTATTTCAAAGTGAACGTTGCCGTTCTTGAACATCTTCACGCGCATTAGATTTCCATCGACGTTCATCCAGTCACCGGTCTGGCAGTCGTTTGCCCGATACGCAGCTGATAGCACCTCAGCAGTGCGGTTGATGGTAATAAATTCTTTGTGCGCGAAGAAATGAAGCAAGACACGCAGATCGTCGATATAGTCCTCTTTGCGATAGTTCACACTAACGCTGTCCCGCCAGAAATCAGAAATGCAGTCAGCGATTATCAGACGTTCGCTGAAACCGTTTGTCTTATTTGTCTTGTGCGCAGGACTCAGCGCCTTAAACAAGCCATACACGCGCTCAGAGAGATATTTGTGCCTGTCATTCAGCAAATTAAGCATCGTGGGTATGACCGTTTCTGCTTTGAACTCCGGTACACCAACGAACTCTTTAACCTTCATCTGGTAGCCGGTTCTGTCAGTTTTGATGACTTCCTGTTTGCCCTCTATAAACTGCTCGCGCCACTCATCTCGACGGGAAGCTGGCATGATCAGCAAAACGTTAGTCATGTCCGTGACCTTCCTCCAGTACTCGGCCCAAATATTCTGTTTCACCCATTCCAGATCGACTTTATCCAACCAACCTCGATTTAAACGCGAGCGATCTTCATCTGGTCGATGGTTTAGTCTCAGCAGGCGATTAATCATGTTGTGGCGTTCGTCGCCATAAACGAAGTCGTGTACCTGATACATGAAGGCGATCTCTTTCTCGCACTCGGCCACAATTTCGTGGATGACGTTCATTTCCTGCCGATAGTCGATAGCAGTGTTTGAGTTGGCATCGTCGATGATGGAAAGGGCTGTATTCATAATTGCACCATTAAGAAGTGATTTGTTTAATGGTGCAATTATTTCAAAAATGAAAAGGTACTAAATAGAAATAAACAGGCAATCGTTCAAATAAAGGCATTGGCTAATCATACTTGGAGGTATTTATCACCAGAATTTTGTTTGTATAAATCTTCTTAATATCCCATGTGACATTACCGGAATACCATTGACCGTTATATACTTGGTTTCCAGTTGCACCTGTCATTGTTACATAGACAGGTCTGTCGTAATCGGTTCGTCTATAGTTATATACCCCAACCATAGCAGGCATTACCGCACATGGATACCCCATATCTATTGTAAATTGAGGGTCAGAAATAGTGATAAGTTTCGCATCAAGGGGCATCATCTCACCGTGATACACCATTGCGCCTGCGCTGTTATACATGGCAATGCCATAGCCAGAATGTGGTAACACCATATCAGAAAAAGCATAAACTGTTATTGTTCCGGGGCTACCATTTACCTGATGCAATCTGAGAGCATTGTATCCGTTACTATGCTCATGAATAAACATCATGTTCGCCTTATTACTGCTTTTTATGAAGAAAAAGCATGATTTGTTTGATGGGATTGATGTTTGAAAAACAGAACCTTTAGATGTAGACATTGTCCCTTTATTAATCAGATTTTGCGGAGTAAATTCTGGACTCATCCACAAACTTCCATCTGATTGTGTAATTGACATCCCGAACATAATTATCCCCAGTATGTGTATATGTAAGAACCAAGCCCCGTATATAAATTTGACCAACTAACCGTATTTCCATTAATAGTAACTGTTGGAACAGGTAAATTAATGTAGTTGTCGTTGTTAAGAGGCATCAATGACCACACGGCATGTAGCGATTTACCCGGTGGCGGATTGGAGTACGTCTTAGAGCCTGATGACGCAGTAAATCGATCAAGAAAAAAAATAGGAGTAAGGAAGCCAGTAACGTTAATTCCTTTATTGTTGTAAATCCCTGTACCGTATGCCATTTTTCATCCTTGTTTTTTATCAACACAATATGGCCGATCATGCGGCCATATCAGATCAATTAGAGCTTTGAAAGACTTTGTGTGGTTGTGTTGCGAGGTTATGTCGATGGCTTAACTCACGCATCATGTCTTCAAGCCGACTCTTTGTGTCGTCGAGTTGGTCGGCCATTGCTCCCAAAAGCTGACGAACGGCCATCGGATCATCGCTGTTTAGTGATGGCATTTTATAACCCGCCTGAGAAGACATAAGATTGAACGCAGACATCAACATCGTTAGAGAGGATTTAAGCCCAGCAATTTCACGATCTTTGCTGGCAATAATCGCCTCACTCTTGTTAGTGTCATCAGTTCGTTGAGTCTCGCTCACCATATCCAAAGTCGCCTGCAACTTATCAGCGCGCTCTTTTTCAGCAAGATAATGAACACCGAAATGATGTGCTAAAGCTACAACCTGAGTTGGCTCTTCAAAGGTGGACTCAAAATTAAGTGCTGTAACCACTCTCTCAAATATGGAAACGTCTTCTATTCCTCGAAGAATGGCTAACATTTTGACCAGTTCATTAGCATCCATTTCTTCGAATAAGGCGTTTTGTTCATCAGCTATCGCTTTGCATTTCTTGCACATGTGTTTTTCCTAATGCTTAAACAAGTTGTTTTCTTATTGGCTTTATTGTGATGTGGCATAAAAGGGGAGCAAGCTAAACGTAAAGGTGCAAACTCTCTATTTCGGTCAACGAAACACAAGGGCCATTTGGCCCTTGTCATTAACACGTTGCTTTACGGACTAGCGGATAAGCGAAGTAGATCGCCAGACCAATGAGGACGCCATCAGAAATGACAGACATCATCTTTCCCGTAAAATCCACCAACACCGCCATCACCAGAAGAGCAATGACGGTCACAAGCCGGAATCTCTCAAGCATTAGAGATAAGCATCCAGTGACAACTGAAGCGCCTGTGCGATCTTTTTCAGGGCCAGCTCTTCTTGTTCGCCAATACCGTCTTGGTCGGCAATATCAAGGCACAGACACAGTACATCTACTGCATCATTAGTCCCGGCCACATCAGCCAGCTCACGTAAAGCCTGGGCATTAGCGCGGCGCGGTGAGGCTTCGTATTGAGCACGGATATTGGCGCTCATTTGGGCAATCTCACCAGCAAACGGAGAAAACGCAGGCAGAGCTGCAATTGTTTTCTCAAGAATGGAAATTTCCTTTGCGTCGCATGTGCCATCGGCATAGGAGATCATGTACGCGCCCCACACGGTGGCTTCAACCGCATCTCGGTTCTCCATTTTTTTGACCTCGATAACAGCTTTACGAGTTTTCTTTTTGAATAAACCTAACATGTGCTTTCCTTTTGTTATTTGTTAAAACAAGTTGTTTTCTAGTTACATGAATTGCTTACGAAAAGACGGTCAATGCATATGCACTAACAACCGTCAGAAATAACCAAGTACCGAACCGACTGGAAAAACAAAAATCCCAACAACACGAGCCAAGGTCATACCAGCCTGAAACTGGAGATCACCAGAGCAAACGAGTTTTACAATGTTCGATACCCAACCGGCGGCCATGAGAGCTATGAAAGCCAGAATCGCCAGCCAAGTTTTTCCAAAGTGATTTGAAAACCAGTTCATACAACCGCCTTAGTCACAGCATGATCCTGAGTAACTGGATGAACTTGAGGTATCGCATCCACCGTCATCCCATCCAGAGTGACAGGACGCTCTACTGGAGTGGTGGTAATTGTCGTCGACGGAGGTGTGGTGATGGATGAACCCGGCATCAAAAGGCTCTGGCCGGCTGGAACGGCTATCGTCGCCAGTGAAACTATAATGAGAACGTAGGCCATTGGTTTCAGCCTCTTTCTTTGAAAATTTTCCATTCGAACTGTCCTTGTTGTTTTTCTCCTTCACTAAAGGCCGTGTACTTTTCGCTTCGCGTGAAGAACCAGAGGTAACAATCGCCCCCACGTTCGCAACAACTGACGCTTGCTTATCTAAACGTTCATTCAGCAACCGAACGGCAGTCTCTAGTTCATCAAGACGTGACAGAACACGACCGCTAAATAATTCGGCCAAAATTTGACGTAGTGAACGAGGACGTTTAGTTGCAGAAGTGAAATAGGTTTGACGTGCCATGTGGACTCCATCCAGTGTCAGAAAGAGTTGCGGCTGGCGATTGCCAGCCGCCTTTCTCGTTCCATCCTGGAACTGTGTCTTACCGACACATTGTCATCCTGACGCCGATAAGATACATGATTTAAAATGATAGGTAAACACTTACTTACTATTTGTTATAAACAAAACCAATATCTTTCTTGTGAGGCATATCTGCTGCGGAAAAAGCTGCGATCTTCGCGAGTCGATCACATATTTCATTTTCACGATGCCCGGCGTGGCCTTTAACCCACTTCCAGCGAACATTATGTCGACTTGCGGCCTCATCCAGACGCTTCCACAGATCAACATTCTTTACCGGTTTTTTGTCAGAAGTCACCCATCCATTGCGTTTCCACCATTTCATCCACTGTGTCATGCCGTTTTTCAGATACTGGCTATCAGAGTGCAAAATAACGTTGCATGGATATTTCAAACGCTCCAGCCCGATAAGTGCCCCCATCATCTCCATGCGGTTATTGGTGGTGCTATGAAAACCATCTGAGAACTCGCGTTCCTCACCACGATACTGGAGAACTATACCGTAACCGCCCGGGCCACCCGGATTTTTAAGGCAAGAGCCATCACTGAAGATTTTCACGGTTTTAAGCTGGGGATTGAACTCTACGACAGGCGTTGTGGAATTGGTGCGGGGAGAATTTTTGTTTTTGGCTTTTTTGCGAGTTTTTTCTTGCGATCGGGCTGGTGTCTTCGTCGTCATATAAACTCCTGAATCAAGCGCCGCGCTGATTTTTTTTCCTCGCGCGTGCGCACACGCGTGCGTGTTAATAATTATTAAAATAAACAAATTACTTCCCAGAACAGGTTTTTATAAACCTGAACTGAACGAACGAAGTGAGTGAAGTTCACCTCGAACGAAGTGAGAGGTTGTCTTTTCAGGTAATACTCTCCCAGGGAGGTGAGTATAAAAATCCCTCACCAACCTGGTCGTTTCATAACCTGAAAAGTTATGGCCTAAGTCTACTGCCAGCTTAGACTTGGGAAGTTATGGATGACAGCACCCCAGAACCGAGATCTTCCCACACTTTATGAAGGGGAGTACTGGATTCAACCTCTCGAAACACCCCAGACTCGACAATCATAAAGTGACCCTTGTCTCCGCTCACTTTGGTTCCCCCTTCCCCGACACCTAAACGGCACCGGTTCTACGCTGGTAGTGAGCTTTTTTAAACCTGACGCCAGTGACGCTTACCCCCACCCATCAGGTCGAGTCTCCAGTCTACGACTGGAAACTATCAGATCTTAGCACTTACAATTCACTTTATGAATAGTTTGTACTTATCTATCATTGTGATTGATTATTTTCTCTACCATGTAGTTGAACATTCAAGGCAAACACCTCATTGATCAACTCACCTAAAAGCTGTTCAACAAGTTCGCGATGCTCGCCAAGATGCAAGCACTTAATTGCCCATTCGTACAAGTTGAAAGCCTGCTCACGATCTTTCATCATTTCACGAGCCTGGGCCAGAAAATCGCTCTCTACGAGCGCAACGACATTAGTCGGGTATGACATGTTGGTTTCCTTAAAGTGGTTCATAAAATCGATTTTAAAGCGTCTGGGAAGGGGTTCTAGTGGATTCTGTAGTGATGTTCAGGTCTGGGAGTCTCTGATACAAAACAGCCTGCTTCCGTATATTAATAATTAATATGTAGTTATTTATATATACAGAAGCAGGCTAATTACAGACGCCAGAACAAACTAAGCAGCCTTCTTTGATGGTCTTTTTTTCCTGATCACATTCGCAGGATCATACCCTCCCAGACTTTTCATGACGTCCAAAGGGATCTTGCTTATAGAGTGCCCAGCGTCCTGACAGAATCCTCGAAAAACAACGAGCATACTGCCACCTGGGTTGATGTTTACTTCTACCTGACCCAGATTGACGTCAGGCTCGACAAACGCTACGCGGCCACCAGACAGAATAATCGTCTCATTCGCACACTCTGTTGCACGCTCATACCACTTTGTATCTAGGGATTGAGGAATTAGCATCACTGTTGTAACTCCGCGAGCCTGCTCACGTATAGCCGCATCAATCCAGGGGGAGATTTTGGAGTAGGGTGGATTGAGGAAGGCAATTGTACCTGGCTGTCCCCATTCAGATTTCAAAGCATCACGCTCAACGCCTATGAAATTAGGCAGCTTTGCATTGTCCTTGTTGCAGGCAACGTCAACATCAAATGTCACTCCAAGATAACGTTGAATGGCAGAAAACAGCCAGTCAGGTGTTCTCCAGAGGTCACGAAGAGAGTTGTCGCGCTTTCGCTGTTTGATTTTTTCGGCTGCAATCATCTTCTTTCTCGATAGGTAAGTGATTACCTATTTTTGCATTTGATTTTATGTCTGGCAATCAAATAAAACACGCCAGAAATGCAAACGAGAAGCTCTCTGGCGCGTTTTTGTGGTGCTGGATATGTGATTGGCTTACCCAGCACTATAAAGCTCTCTATGGGCTTTATTTTCAGTAGGGGGACGTCATCCAATAGTGTACTCCGCTACAAACTTCTTAACGATCGGTGATTCTTCGTTCAATGTTAGATTTCCACCGTCTCTAACGGCAATTCCTGTCGCTGGAAATACAGCCATCATTTGCCCAGCCTGAGTTGACGCAGTGTTAAGCGGATACGGTTTTTCTGGATTGCTCATTAAAGCAATCTTAATACTATTACTTGTAGCCTTCTTTTCTGTGAGAAGGTGTCTCATGGAAATTACCGTGTAAACACTAATATCTGGACCTCCGCTAAACCAATTAAGAAGGTTTAATATCTTATCCTTTGCTTTGACAGGCGCGTTATCGTAAGCGTCTAAGAAAATATCTTTTTCTAAGCCCGCTTTATTGAAAAACGAATCATCTTTATCACTTAAAGTAAAACGAGGACCTCTTGCAGTACGCGCTTTTTTATTTGTGTTGCTATCATTTGACTGTTGAACTTTTAATTCATCATTAACATCAACACACTCTTCAACCTCAATCAATCCCAATTGTTCTGGCTCGTTTTCGGCAGCTTCAACACTTTCAGCGTTAATTACGTTTATAGGCTCATGCGCTAACTCCAACTCATTTAAAGCAGAGCTGAAATCACCTGCTTTTTCTTCATTGAACAGTTCTTCGGCAACATCATCAGAACTCATGGCTACGCCAGCATCTAGGCCGAGCAGCAGATCGTCAATATCATCAGTATTTTCAACCTGTGCAGCTTTTTTTACTGGTTCATCAAGTGATTGCAACATGGCTGTCAGCTCGTCCAGATCATCATTTGTCATTACATTTTCAACCGAACTCATGTAAGTCTCCTTCTGTTTGGTTACATTTGCGTTTCGATGGCTACATTTTGACTAAACCTATCAGGCGGAAAAGTATTAAATACAGGCAGGAAATGATTGAAAGGCGACTGTTCTTTAAAAGAAAGCCTACTTTAAACTTTTTAAAGTAGGCTTTTGTTTTACACAATTTCAGAGGGTAATTTAAAAAATCCGTACTTATTACGTGCCTTAAAGAAGCATTGCACCATTAAGTTTGTGTCATATAAGGCACTATGTGCTTTGGCATGATCGTATATAAAGCCAAGAGAGAAGGCCAACTCTTCAAGGCGGGGACGTTTACCGTCTTCTGTGGCCCACAATCCCGATAACATAGTATCTATAACAGGAACTTCTGGCAGTCTTACTCCATACCCTGAAAACTCGTGTCGAATAAATGGTATATCAAATGCTTCGCCGTTATGAGCAACCCACACACTACATGCCCCCATATAAGCGCCAATTTCGCTGGCATGATTTGACAACAAAGGTTCAGCTGCGAGCTGTTCCAATGAAATGCCATGAACGGCTTGAGCTTTCGGATCTATGTTTCTGCGAGGGTTAAAACGCATCTCCAGACTATCAATATGTCTCTGTGTCTCCAGTTCATAGCGGGTAATTGCGATTTCAATAATTTTATGACCAGCAAGGAAATCCAGTCCCGTAGACTCGATATCGATGCCTGCAACAATCGTTGTCATCAGAACTCCTTACAACTTCTTAGCGCCCTTAAGTAGTGCGCTACGTACAAATTGAGCCGCTTTTTTCAAAGTTTCTTCACTGGTTTCACAGACAATCGGATCTTTCCACTTACCTGACGCAGTGTTGAGAATATTGATTTGGTTGCTATCCAGACAAACAGAGATATAAAGCACCGTGCCACCAGCCAGCATCAAATGCATAGGAAACAGAGGCTTTTTACTGCCTTCACTGAACTGAGACATGGCGATGTTAATGGCTTCACCTACTTGTGCGCCAACAAGCCCCTGCACAGTTTCGAATATGGCACGAATAGCCAGACGAGCCTCTCGATCGCTCATAAGCGACCGGGAATGTTCGTCCGCTACACGAATCAAAGCCTCTGTTGTTTTCCGATCCAGTTCATCTTCAAGCAACATTTCACTAAACATTTTTTATCCTTAACCCATTTTGAGAGTTTTATTGTCGCAATGTCGAAGAGGCGAACAATTTCTAATGAACGGTTACTCGGCCACAGAACCGGTTTTCTATCTTTTCTACAGCGTTATCTAGCATTCTCATCACTGATCTGGCTCTTGCTTCAACCGTGCGATATCGGTTGGAAACGACGAAGGTTTGCAGATCTCCCCTTTGCGGATGCAGGTGAATTTTTGTCAGTTCCCCGCACATCAACGCATCAATACGAGCGACATACAGACGGTCTAATGATGCTCGTTGTGACCGCAAGTAATCTCGCTCTGAGAGAGCGACCCCCGGGCGTAGGCCAGCAATGGCGTTAAAGTTTGAAATAGCAGTTTTGTGGCAAAACTTTTCGATATCGAGGGCTAACTCAATACACCGATCTTCATTTGTATGGCCGACCAAATCCAACGTGTAGGCCATAACATCAGCAGGTGTGCGATCGATAACAAAGCCTTCAACACCACGCGTAAGTAGCTCTATATGCTTTGCTATTTCCATTTGAATCTGAAGCCGCTCATATAGAGGCATAGAATCACCTACTCGAACACCGAGGCGGCTCATCAAACTTCCGACACCAGCATCCACGTAAGGGATTCCGTAATGTTTGTCGATATATTTAGCCAGGGTTGTTTTCCCACTGCCCTGAGCACCAGTGATCCCAATCCGGTAATCCATTACGACCTTCTGTATACGATCTGCGAAAAGCCAGGCTCTTCCTCGCTGGCTCGTTGGGTATAAGCTGTTTCAACAGGCACAAAGCCTAAGTTACGCATCATGCTTGCCGGGAAGAATGCATCGGCGTTTGGTACATCAACGCCGATGTGGGAGAGCCAAATCTCTTCAACATGCGGCATGAATAGCGAGTAAATTTGTTCCCCGCCAATCACCCACACAGGCTCTGGTAATCGCAACACATCATCCACACCAGCAGGGTAGAATCCATTTGGTACAAAGCCATGAGAGCGCGTCAAAACGAGGTTATGACGCTCTGGAAGAGGGCGTTTGAGACTTTCCATCGTTTTACGCCCCATAACGACAGTGGCGTTTTTGGTGAGTCTCTTAAATAGCTTCAGATCGGTAGAACAACGCCAGGGGAGTTCATTCGCTATGCCGATCTCATAGTTACGGCCAACAGCAGCGATCATCTTCATTTGCTCACCTCATAGATGACCGGTCGATGGTGAGAGTCGGCTAAAGCGGCACGGAGTCGAGGATCGTGCACCAGCGCAGCGATAAGCAGATCGCCTTTATGCTCCGCTAATGTGCGCTTAATATGCTTCTCATAACTGGTGCCATTCGGTACGAGATGAAGCCAGTCATAATCAACGCCAAAATCTTTCAGCCATCGTTTAGTTGGCGCTTCAAGAGTTTCAGAGCGGCTACTGATAAGCACCACTTCAGCCCCTGAGCGAGCAAAACCACGCAACATACGGCTGGTGGGGAAAATGAGTTCATCACCGGCAATGAGCTGGCCTGCATCCGCGTCAGATACTGATTTACGATGGCTGGCATTTGCCAGCACACCTTCAATTTCGCATAAGACATACATACCTCTTGCCATATCACACCGCCACTGGAACCTTGATCCACGGTAGAGGGCTGTAGCCGCACACCTGCACACCTTCCCATTTGAAGTCGTCCAGTTCGGCCCATTCATGCGGGAAGATGACAACCGGGTCGGACTCTTTGGGCGGCTCGCGCTTCATCAGTTCCTCAACGCCTTCCATGTGGTTGTTGTACAAATGCACGTCAAAGCCAAAATGCACGAATGCGCCAGCCATGTGGCCGGTGATCTTCGCGAGGAAGTGGGTGAGAATGCCGTAACCGGCGATGTTGAACGGCATACCAACAAAGGTATCGACACTGCGTTGAACCAGGCATGAGTTCAGAATGCGTTTCGGGATGCCCAGCTCGTCCAGCATGTTCTCAGTAATGCCGCCATCTCTTTCCAGAAGACACAGCATCTGGGTGTAAATGGACTCGTGGCCGTGGCGGTTGTGCTGTATGCCAATGTCAGTTGCCATCGTTAAACGGGTTTCAAAATCCAGCTCACGACTCCACAAAGAGAAGACAAAGTGGCAAGGTGGCAGTTTCATATCCTCAAGCTCGCCTACGTTCCATGCGTTAAGCATGATGCGACGATCGGTAGGGTTCGTGCGCAGTGTGTCGACAATACGCTGTAGCTGATCGATTTCACGGGACAGCACTACGCGATCTTCACTGATACCCAGGTATCCCTCGACTTTGTACCCGCGTTCACGGAAAGTAGCGATCTTGCTCAGATATTCACTATGGCTCACGATGCGGGTATCTTCCCATCGACGCCACTGCTTACCGTAAACCGGCCCCAAATCGCCATTCTCATCGGCCCATGCATCCCAAATCTTAACGCCGTTATCCTTGAGAAATTGGATGTTGCCCGTGCCTTTCAGATACCACTCAAGTTCGACAAGCAGTGGCTTAAGATTTACCGCCTTTCCAGAAATAAGCGGCACAGTCCCACCAGTAAGCATGTAATAAGAGGGAACGTAGCAGGTGCTTAAAGTACCAGTGCCTGTGCGATCATCAGCCTGCACGCCGCTTTTAAGCACCGTCTCAATAACTTTTGCATACGATGCGTTTGTTACCTGACCGTTCGTATGCTCTCGATTCAAAAGGAGTGACACAAAAACCTCACAAAGATAAGTAATTACTTATTCATCATGTGAGTTTACATTCATTGAGAGAACAAGACCAGACAGATAAAAAAATGGTGGCCATAGGCCACCAAAACGAATAGTCATTCCAGAGTTTTATTACGCATGTTAAATATACATAGATAGATAACTACCTACAATTATTTTTTGATCATTCCGTACATTGCTGAGGCTTTAGCTTGCTCAACAAAGGAGGATAAATCGACATCACTATAGGTTGGAGACTTCAGAATCTTTCCATCGGAAATTCGAAAACCGATCATCTTATCGGTGCCATCAGCATGGCGGAATCCCAGATCTGAAGAGTCGTATTTGCAGTTGGCCACAGCCTGGCGACGTTCCTCAACATCAGCAGGCCATAATTTTGTCATGTTAGACCGATGAATTTCGCCAACCAGCTCGACGACATTGATACCGAGGAAATCAGCCAGTCGATAAGTCATCATGCACGCCACATAGATTTTGTTCATTACACGGCGCAGTTCCTGAATCAGCTCAGAATCCTTAACAGCCTTCTTCTCAAGTTTATCTGCCAGCTCTTCGAGCATACATGACGCCTCACGAGCTTCCTGAAATGGCATTGCCATATCATCGAAAACAGTGTTACCAGACACAAAAATTGTCTGCATAAAGCGATCAATGCTCTGTTCCTGCGTGTAATAGGTCATGCCGGTAGAAATACCACCTTTGATGGCGACCATCGTACCAACACCAACGTATAAAAAGTCGGCCATTGCATCCAGCAGTTGCTCAATATCCCCATTCATTGCAGCTGGAATACCTTCCACTACAGCTTCTTCATGAATCAGGCTTGCACGGAGACGAAGCAGCTCTGGTGTCGGCATAACGCGTCTCGGATGCTGGAAGAGTTCATGAAACTGATCGACCATCTTGTAAATACTTTCAGTGGCTACACCATGGCCTTCATGCAACTCATATGGTTCTGGCTTAAATCCAATGAGTCGATCGGTGGCAAGTTTCAGGTGGTCAGTCAGTTTGGTAAAGTTCATGCTAGTTTTGTTCCTTCTTAATTCTTGTGATCCATTGTGGCCCAGCGTTGCCAGGCCACATAATGCTTTGTATCGGTTTACAGGTCTGCAAACTGGCTTAGAGAAGCCTTATCCACGGTAGAATCGATCTGACCTACCAGATATGTGCTTTGCTCTGCCTCTTGTGGTGCAATTTGCAGTGTGTCGGTTAACAACCACTTGTTCATCCAGACCAGCGGATCGGTGGTAACCTCTGGAAATAAAGCCTTCAGGCCAAGACGATTCATAGCCAGATTGGTGCGGTATTTTACATAGGTTTTGAGAATATCCGCGTTTAAACCAATCATCGAACCGTCTTTGAAGAGATAGTCTGCCCAGTTCATTTCTTGTTCGGCGACTGATTTCATGGTGTCGTAAATGACGTTTTCTTCATCAGCAGCAATCTCTTTCCACAATAAACCTTCGCGACCGGTACGCATGAAGCGGATCATGCGTTCAGTTCCTTCGCAATGCAGAGCTTCATCACGGGCAATAAAGCGCATAATTTTGGTGTTACCCTCAAGCAACTTCCGTTCGCCAAAGGCAAACGTACATGCAAAACTTACATAGAAACGGATCGCCTCAAGCGCATTAATGGACACCAACGTGCGGAAAAGCTGACGGTGCAAAGGGTATGGCTCCCAGCCATATTCATTTACGTACAGACGCTCAAATTCCTTCTCACCTAACGACTGGCGCTCGCAGGTCATCCCATAAAGCCTGTCATATTCAGCAGAGATACTGATCGCTCGGTTGATGATTTCTTCATCCGTAACAATACCGTCAAAAACAATGCTCGGATCGTCCACCATGCCACGAATAATGTGGGTGTAGCTGCGGCTATGGATAGTCTCAGAGAAAGACCACGTTTCAACCCACGTTTCCAGTTCAGGAATAGAGATAAGCGGCAGCAGCGTTGCATTTGGACTACGTCCCTGAACTGAATCGAGTAACGTTTGATAACGGAGATTGCTCAGAAAAATGTGACGTTCGTGGTCCCGCAGCTTCGTGTTGAAGTCGATACGATCGCTCGAAATATCAACTTCTTCCGGCCGCCAGAAGAAAGACAATTGACGTTCAATCAACTTTTCAAAATCACGGTATTTTTGCTGATCGTAACGTGCCACGTTGACAGATTGTCCGAGGAACATAGGCTCTTTGGTTGCATCATTAGCACCCAAACGGAACGTTGAATATGACATGTGTTTTTTCCTTTTTCTTTTTTGGTGCGTTTAAACAAGTTGTTATCTTATGTGTTTAAACAAGGCTTACAAATCAAAGAGAAGGTGGGGATATCCCCCACCATATGTCAGATTTTGCAGGCTCCGTCGCACTCATCTTCTG